CAAAGAAACAATTGTATAATCTTCACCACTTGGTTCTTGTGTCAGTGTAAATTGTGTACAGGCACCAGTTCCAGTGAATGAGTCCACTTTCATCGTAGATGCATATTGACCTGTACCTCCGCCTCCACCACCTCCTGTATTTGCTGCAGCAAAGGCTGCATTAGCATACACACTAGCTGAGTTTGCGGTGTCTCTTGCGTAAGAGTCTGTACCAGCACCTCCACCGGAGTTAGCAACAGCAAAAGCTGCATTAGCATGTATGAAAGATGCATTAGCATAACTTGATGCAGAATTAGCTACATGACTTGGTGTATTAGCAGCAGTAAATGCTAAATTAGCATAAATTTCACCAGATTGAGCACCTATTTTTAAATAATTTGCACCATCGTTGGTAAATTCCCATGAATTGTCATCTTCAACCCATCTCAATTGCACAGGATTTTCATCACCACGAAGTATTCTTATACCTGCATTTTGTGTAGGAACTCCTACAGTGCCAAATCCTAAATCGATAATATGATCTGAAGTTCTTAATGTATTGACTGTTAATGTCGTTGTACAACCTGTTACACTAATATTTCCATTAACAGTTAAATCACCAGAAATTGTACCACCAGAAGAATTTAATTTATTGTTAGCAGTACCAAATGCTGAGTTAGCATAACTGCCAGCTGTTACAGCTTTAGAATCGGCAGTTGCAGCATTAGTTGTGGCTGTATTAGCAGTACCAAAAGCACTATTAGCATACGATCCAGATGTTACTGCTTTACTGTCCGATGTATTAGCAGTACCAAATGCTGAGTTAGCATAACTGCCAGCTGATACTGCTTTACCATCAGCAGTTGCAGCATTAGTTGTGGCTGTATTAGCAGTACCAAATGCTGAGTTAGCATAACTGCCAGCTGATACTGCTTTACCATCAGCAGTTGCAGCATTAGTTGTGGCTGTATTAGCAGTACCAAAAGCACTATTAGCATACGATCCAGATGTTACTGCTTTAGAATCGGCAGTTGCAGCATTAGTTGTGGCTGTATTTGCTTGAGTATAAGCTCCATTAGCATAGTTACCAGATGTTACTGATTTACTATCTGCCGTATTAGCAGTATCAAATGCTGCATTAGCATAACTGGAAGCACTATTAGCTACCTCAAAAGCTGCATTAGCATGAGGTCTAGCATAATTGTCAACTGAGCCACTTGAAATTGTGTTAGCTAAAGCAAATGCAGCATTAGCATAACCAGAAGCACTATTAGCTACCTCAAAAGCAGCATTAGCATGAGGTCTGGCATAGCTATCAATTGATCCACTTGAGATTGTATTAGCTAAAGCAAATGCAGCATTAGCATAACTGCCAGCTGTTACTGCTTTACCATCAGCAGTTGCAGCATTAGTAGTTGCGGTATTAGCTTGAGTATAAGCTGAGTTAGCATAAGATCCTGCTGTTACAGCTTTACCATCAGCAGTTGCAGCATTTGTAGTTGCGGTATTTGCTTGAGTATAAGCTCCATTAGCATAACTGCCAGATGTTACTACTTTACTATCTACTGTATTAGCAGTATCAAATGCAGAATTAGCATAACTGGAAGCACTGTTAGCAGTATTATATGCAGCATTAGCATGAGGTCTAGCGTAGTTATCAACTGAACCACTAGAAATTGTGTTAGCTAAATCAAAGGCAGCATTAGCATAAAGTCCTGCACTTAAAGCTTTTGAATCTGACGTATTGGCAGCACCAAATGCTGAGTTAGCATAACTGCCAGCTGTTACAGCTTTACCATCAGCAGTTGCAGCATTAGTAGTTGCGCTATTTGCAGTACCAAATGCTGAATTGGCATAACTGGAAGCTGCATTAGCAGCATTTCTTACCCATGTGTCTGTAGCATTGTTAGCAGCAGCAAATGCTGAGTTAGCATAACTGGATGATGAGTTGGCAACACTAAATGCAGCATTAGAATAACTTTCTGCTGACTGTGAAGAAATATTAATAAAAGAGGCACCATCATTACTGAACTGCCAATATTTTGCACTTTCATTCCATCTTAATTGTACAGGTACTTCATCTCCACGAATTACTCTTATGCCACCATTTTCAGTGGGTGTTCCTGTTGTAAAATTACTGTTAAGATCAATTAAATTATCAGCTATAGTTACAATTTCTGTATCTACTATCGTTCTAGTTCCACTTACGGTTAAGTTACCAGTAATGATTACATCGCCAGAAACAGTGCCACCAGAAGAAGAATATTTTGTATTTGCTACACCAAATGCCGAATTAGCATAATCGCCAGCTGTTACTGCTTTACTGTCAGCAGTAGCAGCATTTGTAGTAGCTGTATTAGCTTGACCATAAGCACTATTAGCATAACTGCCAGCTGTTACAGCTTTACCATCAGCAGTTGCAGCATTTGTAGTAGCTGTATTAGCTTGACCATAAGCTGAGTTAGCATAACTTGATCCACTATTAGCTGCTTCAAATGCAGCATTAGAATTAGGTCTAGCATAATTATCAACTGAGCCACTTGAAACTGTGTTAGCTAAAGCAAAAGCTGCATTAGCATATAAACCAGCTGAATTAGCAGCATCAAAACTTAATCCTGCGCCGCCGCCAGAGAAAGTATTAATTTCAATTTTGGAATTTAATGGAGGTGCTGTACTAAATGTTATTACATTACCCGTTAACGAATAATTGTTTTTAGACTGAACTAATCCGGAAATGCTTATTAAAGTTAAATTCTCACTATTAGGAGTGTTTATTAGTGTAAATTCTGTACAAGCTCCATCGCCCAAAAACTCATCTACATAACCAACTATTGATGTTCCAGTTCCTATTAAAGTATTTGCAAAATTAAATGCGGTATTTGAATGTAATGATGCTGCATTAGATAGGTCTCTAGCATACTGATCTACATTACCTGAAGATAGTGTATTAGCTAAAGCAAAAGCAGCATTAGCATACAAACTTGCGGATTGAGACTTAGAATCCGATGTATTTGCAGTACCAAATGCTGAATTGGCATAACTGGAAGCTGCATTAGCAGCATTTCTTACCCATGTGTCTGTAGCATTGTTAGCAGCAGCAAATGCTGAGTTAGCATACGATCCAGCAATTAAAGCATTACTGTTGGCATTAGAAGCATTAGTTGTGGCTGTATTAGCAGTATCAAATGCAGAATTAGCATAAGAACCCGAAGTAACTGCTTTCTGATCAGCAGTCGCAGCATTGGTAGTAGCTGTATTAGCCTGACCATAAGCTGAGTTAGCATAACTGCCAGCACTCGTTGCTTTACTGTCTGATGTATTAGCTTGACCATAAGCTGAGTTAGCATAACCAGAAGCACTGTTAGCTACCTCAAATGCTGCATTAGCATGTGGTCTAGCATAGTTGTCAACTGAACCACTTGAAACTGTATTAGCTAAAGCAAAGGCTGCATTAGCATAACTGCCAGCTGTTACAGCTTTACTGTCTGACGTATTAGCAACACTAAATGCAGAGTTAGCATAGTTACCAGCTGTTACAGCTTTACTATCAGCAGTTCCAGCGTTAGCATCTGCCGTATTAGCAGTACCAAATGCTGAGTTAGCATAACTTGAAGCTGAATTAGCAGTACCAAATGCTGCATTAGCATAAAGTCCCGCACTTACGGCTTTACTATCTGCTGTATTAGCCACACCAAATGCACCGTTAGCATAACTGGAAGCTGAATTAGCTACCTCAAATGCAGCATTAGCATGTGGTCTAGCATAGTTGTCAACTGAACCACTTGAGATTGTATTAGCTAAAGCAAACGCAGCATTAGCATAAATGCCAGCTGTTACAGCTTTACCATCAGCAGTCGCAGCATTAGTTGTGGCAGTGTTTGCTTGGCCATAAGCTGAATTAGCATAACCAGAAGAACTATTAGCTGCCTCAAATGCTGCGTTAGAATAACTACCAGCTGATACTGCTTTACTATCTGCTGTATTTGCTGCATTAAAAGCAGAATTAGTATAATTAATTGGATCATATCCACGAATTGATATTACATCCGTAACAATATTCGCAGTTAAATTGGCAACTCTAAAAGTAGAATTAGCAACATCAATTACATTATTCGGTGTTAGTGTATCGAAACTGGCATCTTCGTAATTGTAAAACAAATAATAACGACCATCGGTAGCATCACGGAATAAACCAGTATGTTTCTGAGTTACTCCAGCATCAGTACTATAATGTCCAAAAAACCCGATATCAATTGCATCAGATTCATTATTAGCAGCTAACTGAATTAAAGAATCATCTATTTTTATACTAGAGACTGCAATTGAGGTTGCATTGCCAAATACTGTTAAATTGCCAGTAATACTTAAATCGCCAGAGATTGTGCCGCCAGTATTTGATACGTTATTATTCGCAGTATTAAATGCTGAGTTGGCATAACTACCCGCTGTTACAGCTTTGCTGTCAGCAGTGGCCGCATTAGTAGTTGCAGTATTAGCTGCACCAAATGCTGAATTGGCATAACCAGAAGCACTGTTAGCTACATCAAAGGCAGCATTAGCATGAGGTCTGGCATAAGCATCAACAGAACCACTCGAAACTGCATTAGCTAAAGCAAAGGCAGCATTAGCATAAAGTCCTGCTGAGTTGGCTGCACCAAATGAAGGATTAACATCAGAAGAAAATACTAATACATCAATATTATCACTTAACTTTGGCGCTTCAGAAAATATAACATTTGCAGCAGATAAACTATAAGAAGATTTTAATTGAGTGACACCTTCTATAGTAATTAAAGTATAATCTTCATTTGCAGGAGTTGTTGATAATTGAAAAGTTGTACAAGAACCCGTTCCAACAAAAGTGTCATTTTTAACACTCAATATAAAATTACCATTTGCCGCTACAGCTGAAGCTAAGTCATAAGCAGAATTTGCTTTTGTAAATGATGAGTTAGCATAACTGCCAGCTGTTACAGCTTTACTGTCAGATGTATTCGCTGCGCCAAATGCTGAATTAGCATAACTAGATGCACTATTGGCAGCATCTCTAACCCAAGTATCTACCGCATTATTGGCAGCTGCAAAAGCACTATTAGCATAACTGCCAGCTGTTACTGCTTTACCATCAGCAGTTGCAGCATTGGTGTTTGCGGTGTTTGCTTGACCATAGGCTGAGTTAGCGTAATTACCAGCTGTTACAGCTTTACCGTCAGCAGTATTAGCTGCACTGAAGGATGAGTTAGCATAGTCTCCTGCCGTTACTGCTTTACTGTCAGCAGTGGCCGCATTGGTAGTTGCTGTATTTGCTTGTCCATATGCTGAATTGGCATATGATCCTGATGTTATTGCTTTATCGTCAGCAGTATTAGCTGCACTGTACGCACCATTAGCATACAATCCAGCTGTTACTGCTTTACCGTCAGCAGTAGCAGCATTCGTAGTTGCTGTATTAGCCTGACCATAAGCTGAGTTAGCGTAATTACCAGATGTTACTGCTTTAGAGTCAGCAGTATTAGCTGCACCAAATGCAGAGTTAGCATAACTTGATCCACTATTAGCAGTATTGAATGCAGCATTAGCATGTGGTCTAGCATAATTATCAACCGAACCACTTGATACTGTATTAGCTAAAGCAAAGGCTGCATTAGCATAACTGCCAGCTGTTACAGCTTTAGTATCGGCCGTAGCAGCATTCGTAGTTGCTGTATTTGCTTGACCATAAGCAGAGTTAGCATACGATCCAGCTGTTACAGCTTTACTGTCTGATGTATTAGCAGCACCAAATGCCGAGTTAGCATAGTTACCTACTGTAGTTATTTTACTATCAGCGGAGTTAGCAGTTGCAAATGCCGAGTTGGCATATTGTTCAGATATTTGAGAAGCTACATTTGAATATGATACACCATCATTACTGAACTGCCAATATTTTGCACTTTCATTCCATCTTAATTGTACAGGTACTTCATCACCTCGGATAACCCTTATGCCACCATTTTCAGTAGGAGTACCGGTAACAAAATTACTGTTAAGATCAATTAAATTATCAGCTATAGTTACAATTTCTGTATCTACTATCGTTCTAGTTCCACTTACCGTTAAATTACCAGTAACGACAATATCTCCTGTAATAGTACCACCAGAAGATGAGAATTTAGTATTAGAAGAACTAAATGCGGAGTTAGCATATGAACCAGCACTTGTTGCTTTATCATCAGCAGTTGCAGCATTAGTCGTAGCAGTGTTTGCTTGAGTATAAGCTGAATTAGCATATGAACCAGCACTTGTTGCTTTACCATCAGCAGTTGCAGCATTAGTCGTAGCAGTATTTGCTTGAGTATAAGCCGAGTTAGCGTAATTACCAGCACTTACTGCTTTACTATCGGCCGTGTTAGCAGAAGCAAATGCACCGTTAGCATAACTGGAAGCTGAATTAGCTACCTCAAATGCTGCGTTAGCATGTGGTCTAGCGTAGTTATCAACCGATCCACTTGATACTGTGTTAGCTAAAGCAAAGGCTGCATTAGCATAATTACCAGATGTTACAGCTTTACTATCAGCAGTATTGGATGTTAAAAATGCTGAATTAGCATAACTCGAACCACTATTCGCAGTATTAAATGCACCATTAGCATAGTCACTTGCTGATACAGCTTTAGAATCGGCAGTAGCAGCATTAGTGATTGCGGTGTTAGCTTGACCGTAAGCAGAGTTAGCATATTCTCCAGCACTTACTGCTTTACTGTCAGCAGTAGCAGCATTTGTTGTGGCGGTGTTAGAAGAACTAAATGCTGAATTAGCATAACTGCCAGCACTTATCGCTTTACTGTCAGCAGTAGCCGCATTGGTAGTTGCGGTATTAGCCTGACCGTAAGCCGAATTAGCATAAACAGAGGAACTATTAGCTACCTCAAATGCTGCATTAGCATGAGGTCTAGCATAGTTGTCAACTGAACCACTTAAAACAGTATTCGCAGCAGCAAAAGCACTATTAGCATAACTGCCAGCTGTTACTGCTTTACCATCAGCTGTAGCAGCATTTGCAGTAGCTGTATTAGCAGTACCAAAAGCGGAATTAGCATAACTGCCAGCTGTTACTGCTTTACTGTCTACTGTATTAGCAGTACCAAAGGCTGAGTTAGCATAACTTTCTACTGATTGTGAAGCTATGTTATTATAATTAGATCCATCAACAGTAAATTGCCATTGATCTACAGTTTCATTCCATCTCAATTGTACGGGCAACTCATCACCGCGTATAATTCTTATACCGGCATTTTCAGTAGGTGCTCCCGATGTAAAGTTACTATTGAGGTCAATTAGATTGTCAGCAAGATTTAATGTCTCAGTATTAATAATAGTCTGAGTTCCACTTACTGTCAAATTACCAGTAACAACAACATCTCCTGTAATAGTACCACCAGAGGAAGAATATTTGTTATTGGCAGCACTAAATGCTGAGTTAGCATAGCTACCAGATGTTACTGCTTTACTATCGGCCGTGTTAGCAGAAGCAAATGCATTGTTAGCATAACTGGAAGCTGAATTAGCTACCTCAAATGCAGCATTAGCATGAGGTCTAGCATAGTTATCAATTGCACCAGAAGATATAGTATTAGCTAAAGCATAGGCTGCATTAGCATATAATCCAGATGTTACAGCCTTAGCGTCTGCGGTGTTTGCAGAACCAAATGCTGAGTTAGCGTAATTACCAGCTGTTACAGCTTTACTATCAGCAGTATTAGCTGCACCAAAAGATGAGTTAGCATATTCTCCAGCACTTACTGCTTTACTGTCAGCAGTGGCCGCATTAGTAGTAGCTGTATTAGCCTGAACATATGCCGAATTAGCATACGATCCAGCTGTTACAGCTTTACCATCAGCAGTGTTAGCAACATCAAATGCTGCGTTAGCATAATTACCAGCACTAACAGCCTTACTATCGGCCGTAGCCGCATTAGTTGTGGCTGTATTAGCCTGACCAAAGGCAGCATTAGCATATGATCCAGCGTTTACTGCTTTAGTATCCGCTGTATTGGCAGCACCAAATGCTGAGTTAGCGTATGATCCAGATGTTGATACTTTATCATCAACAGTATTAGCTGTTGCAAATGCTGAGTTAGCGTATGATCCAGATGTTACAGCTTTACCGTCAGCAGTATTAGCTGCACTGAAGGATGAGTTAGCATAACTGCCAGCTGTTACTGCTTTACCATCAGCTGTAGCAGCATTTGTAGTTGCGGTATTTGCTTGAGTATAAGCAGAGTTAGCATAACTGCCAGCAGAAATAGAATTGACATTTGCTGTGTTGGCAATACCAAACGCTGAATTAGCGTAATTACCAGCATCTACAGCTTTAGTATCGGCCGTAGCAGCATTAGTTGTGGCAGTGTTTGCTTGACCATAAGCAGAGTTAGCATAAGAACCAGCCGTAACAGCTTTACTGTCTGATGTATTGGCTGCTAAAAATGCAGAATTAGAATAAGAAGAACTACTGTTAGCTACCTCAAATGCAGCGTTAGCATGTGGTCTAGCATAATTATCGATTGCACCAGAGGATACAGTATTAGCTAAAGCGTAGGCTGAATTAGCATATAATCCAGATGTTACAGCCTTACTGTCGGCTGTATTGGCAGCACTAAATGCTGAGTTAGCATAAGAACCTGAAGAATTTGCAGCACTAAATGCTGAGTTAGCTTCAGTTTTAACTTTATTAAGTTGATTGGAAGTAGACTGATTGCCAATATAAGAATATGTCATGTTAGCTTATTTCTAATACGCTTAAGATTACATCTAAAGAAGAAGATGTATCTGATTGAACTTTAATTAAGTCACCAGACTCTAAAACCAATTTTTGATCTCCTCCAATAGGAACTAATGCACTACCAGGTTCTATCAATGCACTTTTAACTAAGAAATAATCTGTTCCGGAAGAAGTAACAAAAACATTTGCTTTTACATCTGCCTGAGTAACATTCGCAACACTCATACCTATAACGGTGGCTTGAACACCAGTAGCAGTATAAATTGTGTCTGAAGTTTGACCTACACTTTGTGAAAAACTATTTTTAAACGTATTTGCCATTTATTTTCCTCAATAAACAATATTTATCCTAGTGCAATGGCAAAGGCTAAAGCGTCGGATATAGCAGTATTTGCTGCAGAGTAAGATGCATTTGCATGAGTATAAACAGTATTTGTATAATTAATTGGATCATATCCACGAATTGATATTACATCTGTAATGACGTTTGCAGTTAAATTAGCAACTCTAAAAGTAGAATTAGCAACATCAATTACATTATTCGGCGATAGAGTTTCGAAACTAGGATCTTCATAATTGTAAAATAGATAATAACGACCATCATTAGCGTCACGGAATAAACCAGTATGTTTTTTAGACACGCCAGCATCTGGGCTATAATGACCAAAGAAACCTATATCAATCGTATCGGACGATTCATTATTAGCAGCTAATTGAATTAAAGAATCATCTATTTTTATACTTGAAACAGCTATAGAAGTAGCATTACCTAATACCGTCAAATTACCAGTAACACTTAAATCACCAGAGATTGTGCCTCCTGATGTGCTTAACTTAGTATTAGCAACACCAAATGCACTATTGGCATAGCTACCAGCTGTTACAGCTTTAGAGTCGGCAGTATTTGCAGCATCAAAAGATGAATTAGCATGTGTAAATGCTGCATTAACATGTGGTCTAGCGTAGTTATCAATTGCGCCAGAAGATATAGTATTAGCTAAAGCATAAGCTGAATTAGCGTAACTGCCTGCACTTATAGCATTACTGTTGGCCGTATTGGCAGAACTGAATGCTGCATTAGCATAACTTTCTGCTGATTGTGAAGCAATATTACTATAATTTAATCCATCATTTGTAAACGACCAACTATCATTCGTTTCATTCCATAAAATTAATGTTGGATTTAAATCTCCACGCATGGCTCTTAAACCAGCGTTTTCTACGGGATTATTTCCTATCTGTTCAACATTAACTTCAATTATGCCATCTTGAACAATGAAATGTGGTACACTAAATTCGGCGGTATTTCCTTGAATTGTTACATTACCAGTAATGATTACATCACCACTTACGGTACCACCTGAAGATGAGAACTTGGTATTAGCCGCACCAAATGCTGAATTGGCGTATAGTCCAGCACTTGTCGCTTTACTGTCAGCAGTAGCCGCATTTGTAGTTGCGGTATTTGCTTGAGTATAGGCTCCATTAGCATAAGATCCTGCACTTGATGCTTTACTGTCAGCAGTATTAGCAGCAGTGAACGCAGAATTGGCGTATAATCCAGCACTTATCGCTTTATCATCAGCTGTAGCTGCATTAGTAGTTGCGGTATTAGCTTGAGTATAAGCTCCATTAGCATAAGATCCTGCACTTACCGCTTTACTATCCGATGTATTAGCTTGACTGTAAGCAGAATTAGCATAATCGCCAGCTGTTACTGCTTTACTGTCAGCAGTAGAAGCATTTGTAGTTGCGGTGTTGGCCTGACCATAAGCAGAGTTAGCGTAATTACCAGATGTTACAGCTTTACCGTCAGCAGTATTAGCTGTATCAAAAGCAGAGTTAGCATAAGATCCGGATGTTACTGCTTTACCATCAGCTGTAGCAGCATTAGTTGTAGCAGTGTTTGCTTGTCCGTATGCTGAATTGGCATAGTTACCTGCCGTTACAGCTTTGCTATCAGATGTATTTGCAGATCCAAAGGCAGCATTAGCATAGTTACCGGCTGTTACTGCTTTTGAATCAGCAGTTGCAGCATTGGTATTTGAAGTATTAGCTTGTTCATACGCTGAGTTAGCATAAGAACCAGATGTTACAGCCTTAACATCAGCAGTATTAGCAACAGTAAATGCTGAATTTGCATAAACACCTGATGTTACAGCTTTAGTGTCTGCTGTATTAGCCTTATCATAAGCACCGTTAGCATAACTGCCAGCTGTTACAGCTTTAGAATCGGAAGTATTTGCAGCACTGTACGCACCATTAGCATAGTCACCTGCTGTTACAGCTTTACCATCAGCAGTGGCCGCATTAGTAGTTGCGGTATTTGCTTGAGTATAAGCTCCATTAGCATATGATCCTGATGTTACAGCTTTAGAATCCGAGGTATTTGCAGCACTAAATGCCGAGTTAGCATAATTACTACCACTTAAAGAAGTATCATTTGCGGTGTTAGCTAAATTAAATGATGCATTAGCATGAGTAAATGCTGCGTTAACATGTGGTCTTGCATAAGTATCAACTGCACTTATAGATAACGTATTGGCTAAAGCAAATGCTGCATTAGCATAAGCGCCAGATGTAGCACCAACTGAAAAAGCTATGTTCGAAGAATTAAACGCAGCATTAGCATAAGCACCAGAAGAATTTGCAGCAACAAAAGCAGAGTTAGCATAACTACCAGACGTTACAGCTTTATCGTCAGCAGTATTAGCTGCACTAAAGGATGAGTTGGCGTAAATTGCAGTTGTGTTTTGTGCAGCAAATGCTGCATTAGCGTAAGATTCGGCCGATGCAGAAGAAAGGTTTGTATAGGTTGTTCCATCTACCGTATACTGCCAATTGTCTACAGTTTCATTCCAAATTAAAGCTACGTTTGATAATGATCCTCTATTAACCTCTATACCAGCATTAAAGATAGCAGGAGATAATAAATTGGTTGCTGCATTTAATGTAATTATATTATCTTTGATTAATACAGTTTGTGTATTAGCATAAACTGTCTCACCAACTATTGTTAAATTGCCAGTAACAACGATATCACCACTTACAGTACCACCAGAAGATGAGAATTTAGTATTAGCTAAAGAATAAGCGGAATTAGCATAAATGCCTGTTACATTCTGACTTTCATAAGCAGAATTTGCATGAGTGAAAGCTAAGTTAGCATAAATGCCTGTTGTATTCTGACTCTCATAAGATGAGTTGGACTTTAAGAAAGCTGAGTTAGCATATTCTTCAGCAGTTGACGAACCTACATTACTATAAGTAAATCCATCATTAGTAAATGTCCATTTTAATAATGATTCGTTCCATCTAAACTGTACGGGTACCTCATCTCCACGAATTACTCTAATACCAGCAGGATTTGTAGGTGTACCAACTGTCTCCGATGAAATATCAATAATATTGTCTTGCACACTTAAAGTCGATACACTAAGTGATGCCTGAATTGCATCTATCGTTACATTACCGTTAATTATTACATTACCGGTAATTGTTCCACCAGAAGATGAGAATTTAGTATTTACGGCACTAAATGCGGAGTTTACATGTATAAACGATGCATTGGCATGTGTAAATGCCGCATTAACATGAGGTCTAGCAAAGAAGTCTACAGAGTCAGCAGCTAAAGTATTTGCATAAGCAAATGCTGCATTAGAATGTATAAAACTGGAATTAGCATAATTACCAGCACTATTCGAAGCATCGAAAGCTGCTTGACCTGTTGCCAAATCAATAATACTATTCGCCTTAGCATAAGCAGCAACAGCAATAACAGTAGCAAGGTTTGCCTGTGTATAAGAAGAATCTGCTACAGCTAACGTATTATTGGCATTTGTATAAGCAGCATTAGAATGAGCTCTTGCATATAAGTCAGTTACAGAAAACGTAATTGAATTTGCAGCAGCAAATGCCGCATTCGCATGAGTGTATGCTGAATTAGAATAAGAACCTACTACGTTAGCAACAGAGTTTGAAGAATTAAAAGCTGCATTAGCTTTATCAAAAGAACTCTGGTTGAACTCTGGACTTAAAGAATTCGCAGCAGCAAACGCTGCATTGGCATAAAGTGACGCGGAGTTTGCAACATGACTTGGTGTATTAGCCTGTATAAACGCTGCATTAGCCGTATTATAGGAGGCATTTGCTTGACTAAACGAAGAATTTGTTCTTGTAAATGCAGAGTTGGTTCTATCAAAAGCTGCACTAACACTAATACCAGCTTGAGTACCTAATGCAAATGATGAATTAGCTTGTGCAAAGGCGGCATTCGCATATGACTCGGCTGAGTCTGTTGCAAAATTACTATAGTTTGTACCATCGTTTGTAAATGTCCATCTATCTGCAACTTCATTCCATGTTATATGAACATTTGATGAGGAACCTCTTGCAACTTCTATGCCAGCATTTTGAGTGGGAGCTAAATTGTTAGGTAAATCAGCATTTAATGTGATGATATTGTCGCCAATAAGTAACTGATTTGTGCCAATATAATTGACATCACCCGATATACTTAAATTACCAACAATCGATACGTTACCATTAATTGTGCCGCCAGTTAAACTTAATTTAGTATTAGCAGCATTAAATGAAGCGTTGGCGTGTCTATAAGCTAATGTAGTAGAAGTATTTGTAGATACTGAAATATTTTCAGCATTTACTGCAACTCCCTGAAAACTCTGTATTAACTCACCAAGAGCAACAACAATATTAGCTGTATTTACTGAAGCATCATAAGCTGAATTTGCTGTATCAAACGAAGCATTTACGGAAGTTGAAACATAACTGACTAAACTGTAGGCTTCATTTGCAGTTTGTCCTGCGTTAGCTCCAGTATTCGCAACAGCAAAAGCCGCATTAGCATGTATATAACTTAGTCCAGCCAAATCTAAAGCTATATTTGCAATTGAACTAGGAGTATTAGCAGCTAAAGAACTAGAATTTGCTAAATTAAAAGCCGCATTAGCACGATCAAATGCAGACTGATTAAAATTGGGACTTAAACTATTGGCTGCATTAAAAGCTGCTTGCGCTAATACATTTGCTGCATTAGCTTTATCAAAGGCAGCAGTTGCTTGTTCTTGTGATGCTACAGAAATCGCTAAATTGGAAACAGCTGTTACTCTACCCTTGGTGTCAACTGTAATTACAGGAATATTAGTAGAATTACCGTATGTACCAGATACACCGGGAACTATAGTACTTAATTCAACTTGAAAATTAACTGTATTACCAAAGGTCGTAAATACATTCGATTGAACATCACCCGAAAGAACTATTTGAACTGAATTATGGAGTGCGTTTGCTCTATCCGCAATACCATCTAAATTTCCAATAAATCCAGGAGTATCATCTTGTGTTGATATAAAAACACTAGTTCTAATATCACCATCTACATTCCGTAAAACTAAAGTTCCGGATGAAGTGTTACTACTTCTCTGATCTATTATGTTAGTGTAATAACTACCACCAATAATTTCATACGATCCGGCTTCAGTTCCTATGAATAAATTACCAGAAGGAAATGAATAAGCTAATTCACCACCAAGAAGTGAGTTTGCAGTAGGTACAGTATTCGCGGTAGAATACTTGGTTACAATTGCTGTTGACACTTAGAAGCTTCCGCCGTTAATTACAGGAATTTCTTTCATAACATACTTATTGGATCCAGATTCATAAGTCAAAACGAATCCTTCTTCCACACCCTGAGTTTCAACATTATTCAATTGTGATAGAGCTAAATTTGCAGTTCTGGCCACGGTAACCGAAGATATAGTTGTTTTTTGTGGTTTTACGTTTACATTTATTGGCATTTTTTATCTCGTAACGTTAGGAAGGACAGTAATTATACCTTCAAAAATTCTTGTGATTTCACCTGCGCCATCATCTATTTCTACATCATAAACGTATCGTCCCGGAGTTAAATTTGCAGTATTTGCTGCTGACATGATCATAGTGATTTCTCCAATGTTAGGAGTGGTCACTTGAACATTAAAATCGTATTTTGTTGAGGAGTAGTAAGATTTTCTCATCTGGGACCTGGCAATATATCCATACAGGTTTTGGCCTGCGCCGGTACCATCATTTACAGTAATTACGGTGTTAAAAGTCGCACCCTGGTCTATGGTAAGTTCTACAAATTCAGCCACATTAAACTCCCTTTGTTAATGTGGTATTTAGTCAAACTGACATCTTTACTATACCGAAAAGCTACTTCCACAGCCACAGGTCGTCTGTGCATTAGGGTTTTCTATAGTAAAAGTGTGTCCCATAATATCTTCTTTGAAATTCAAAGTTGCGGTTTCCAAATATTGCATACTGAAAGAGTCTACAAGAATTGAAAAACCATCTAAAGGAATTTCAAAATCATCTTCGGAAACAGATTCTTCAAAATCAAAACCATATTTAAAACCAGAACATCCACCACCCTCAACATAGACCCTCAAGTATTTGTTTTCATCGTCTAAATATTGTTTGATTTCATTTACAGCAGATTCAGTTATATTAAGCATTAATTTTCTCCTACTATATTTATTTGATATGGACAAACCAGTTTTAATGATACATAAAATAGAAAAAAACTTAATAGTTCCAAAATTAAAAGATTTTGTTCTAACTTTTGATGATGGACTTTACAACCACTTCTATTATTACCCAAAAATTGAAAAAATAGAAACAGAAAAAATATTTTTTGTATCAACAAACATTATTTGTAAAGGAAAACAATCTAAAAAATTCATAAGTTCCGAAAATTGCCATAAAAAAGCATTCGAAGGAAATTATGAAGATTTTATGAATGTGGACCAGATAAGTTATTTATCTACTAGAAAAAACGTTATTATAGGAGGACATTCACATTTTCACAAAAATTTGAATTTTTTCAGCAGCCTGAAAGATAAAATAGACCATATAAAAATGGACACCGAATTAATGTTGGAATGGTTCAATAAAAACTTAAATATTTTTCCGGTTAAGTTTTGTTTCCCATATAATAACGATTTAAATGGATTATATCAAACCGTCTTAAAGTCTTACGGTATTAATGAATTTTATGGTAGAGAGAGGGTTTCTATTGAAGGTTATATATCATCTTAAATGATTCTGCGTGATTATATCCAACTTGTTTACCTCTTTGTTCCGATAGAACTATCATACTTTTTTCTGATCTAGCATCAGGATAAGAATACGTTTCCGTATCATATAGTGACAATACGAATTTCTTTTTATGCATATAATACTCAACATTCACAAAATAATTTGGTATAAAAATAGGCTCTATTTGACCCATAGACCATTCGGTTGAAGCTGGTATCTCGCACATATAGAGTTGTTTTACCGAAGAATTTGGTTTAGGTCTACAGGCAACCATAACAGATTCGGAAACTATTCTATGATCTCTATGTATGTCCGATATATTATTCGTAAAGACTATCTCTGGCTGTATTTCGTTGATAACCAATTCAACATCACTCAAACACTTTTCTAAAGTTAAAGTGCAATCGGAGTTATTAAAAACTATAGGTTTCGCACCAAAATAATCACAAACTTTATAAAAAGAATTCAATCTTTTGGATTCAACATGTTCGTTACCTGGACGATTTCCTTTGCATAAAGATACAATTGTAACTTCATTATCTTCACACAATTTTGATATTGTTCCGGCTGGCCCAAAAGACTCATCGTCTAAATGTGCAAATATAAAAACTATTTTCATAACATATCTTTTATGATATCATCCAAATTTTTCTTTGGTCTGAAATTTGTTTTTTCTCTGAGTTTGGTTATATCGGGAATTCTTTTTTGTATATCACCGTGGTTTTTACTAAAAACTTTTTCATAAGGAATGTGAACAATTTTACTACTAGATCCACTTATTTTAATAACTTTTTTGGCAAGTTTGTTTATGGTAATCGGTTCATCATTTCCAACATTAAAAAGTTCATTTTTAAAATTGGTACATTTTATTATAGCATCTGTCGCATCATCAATATGAAAAAAACACCTTATCTGTTCACCAGTTCCATAAACAATTAAATCTTCATTTCGTTTTGCAGCTTCTATAAATTTAGGTAAAACCATACCGTAATCTGATAGTTGTCCAGGTCCAACTATATTGAAAAATCTTAAAATAGTATACGGCACACCACTAGCATTTAATAAAAATTCTGCCATCAATTTACTTGTTGCATATCCCCATCTTAACTTATTGCTAGGTCCTATGTTACTACAATCTTCTTCGTTGAAGGGTCCATTTCCGTAAATTTCACTGGTACTGGAAAATATTACATGCCTCTTGGATTCTTTAAATAATGGTATTAATTTATTAGTTAAAGAATTGTTATTGAAAAGAGTGCCTGATGGATCCTTATCAATATGTTCGACACCAACACTGCCCGCAAAATGAAAAATTCTATTGTGATCTCTCATATGTTTGAGTAGTTCTTTATCTTCCATTTTGGAAATGTCACCTTCAACAAATTTAAATAAATTTTTGTATTCAGAAAAGTTATCTAAATTTATTTTACTGGTAGATAAATTATCTATTATAGTAACTCTTTGTTGTCTAGTTTTTAAAAGTTTATGTGTTAAGTGCTGTCCTATAAAACCAGCTCCACCTAATATCAAATTATTCATATGTAATTTTCTTCGTTTAATATCCACTCATGAAAAGGTTTACCTTTATGTATTTCAATTAATTCTTTACTATCCATGGGTTCAGTAGGCCTAGGTACTTCGGAGAGAAAACCACTTTTTATTGTGTCCCATCCAGAATTAGGAAATATATTAACTGTGCGTTTTTTGGTATTTACTTTTTTATAAAAGTTCCAATATTCATTGTCTCTTTTAGAATATTTGTAGTGTTCGACTATAAAATCTGTAATAGTATCGAATTCTTCATTAATAAAAAAATTATATTCAGTTTCAGTAATTTTCTTATCTATATAATCACACAATTTTCTAAGAGCACTAGTTACCAAATATAAACCTGTAGATTCCAACGGTTCAATAAAAGATGAGGCAAGACCCATAGCTACAATATTGTTTTTTAAATGTATTTTATTTCTACCAGTTACCATCTTTAACGATTTTATACTCGAAGGTTCAACTTTTATATTAAACTTTTTTTCCAAATAATTAATATATTCTTCTTTAACATCAAATTTTCCGTCATGTACATAACCGCAAGCCAATTCATTCCTTAAAGGAATATTAAAACACCAACCATAATTCATTGCTTCTGCAACGGTATAAGGAACACATTGTTTTTCCCTATCTGTGTAAGTATGTCTAAAAAGAAAAACTTGATTATTTGGTATTTTATCCGAAATGTTTTTAAAATTATTTGGAATATAACTAACAGTTCTTTCAAATCCAGTGCAATCTATTATTAAATCATAACAGTCTTTTATATCATTCAATGTCACCTTTTCTCTAATAACAGTTAAATTAGAATATTTCTTTTTATAGTTGTCTAGATATTCCAATAGTTCGGTAACCCTAAAATGCGTAGAAATGTTTTGGTAATCAAATATTCTTTTTGGTATTTTATTAGTTTTCATTATTCTATCTTGACTGGACGAGTTGTGTCTAGGATTAGCAGATTCGAAACCAAAAGGAAAAGTAAAATCTTCTCCTGGTTTATTCCATCCTTTCAGATAGACTCCAAATTTTAGTGTTCCATTACAATGTTTTAATATATCCTGATGTTTAACTCCAAAATTTTGTAAAAATTTACTAACATCTGGTATAATAGCTTCTCCAACACCGATTGGTTGATTTTCTTTCGGATAAATCCAAGTAATTTTTTTATTAGGATAAGTTTCACACAAATGAAAAACGGTTAAATAACCTGTAGTGCCTGCACCAATAACTGTAATATTTTCTATATTATTCATGTTTTATCAAATTTCTTTTTCCCGAAGTAAATTGTTCGTATATTTCACCCAAAGTAATATATTCAATTTTAATTTCTGAAAGATTAATTAAAGCTTCAACGACATCATCAACATGAGATATCGGCCAAATCTGTGAGGAGTTTGTGGGTTTGTAAGCAGTACCTAAAACACACCTTTTAATAAAGGAATCGGTACTGGCGTCTTGACCATAAACGGAAGGTATTCTATAATTTATATAATTAATTTTAGAATGCGACAAATATATTTCCATACATCTTTTAGCAACATTATATCCACCTTGCTTACTTTCATTAATATCAGCAGCGCCAAAAGAACTAGCATTTACAAATAAAGCATCACTACATATATTCATTGCTTTGCGAGTTAAATCTAATATAGCATCCATAACACTAATAGTATTATTTGTAATGTGATATGTAGTTGCAGGACAAGCCAAATGATATATCCTATCACACTTAACTGGTGTAAAATTTTTGTCTATTAAAATTGGATTATAGCCTTGGCGTTTAAATTCTTCGACCAAATTTCTACCAATAAATCCCGTGTGTCCAGTTACCGCAATTTCCATGGTGCACCATCCCAACCCAATCGAATAAAACGAACTCCGTTCTGTTGTAGTCCTTCTTTTACTGTACGTATAAAACCACTACAATCGTCGGGAGTATATAACGGAATGTCTAAAGCATTCATCAATAAATGATCATCATATACGAGATGTCCTCTACCGCAGTATGAATAACACCCATTATAACCAGCATTTACAAATATAATCGAACCAAAATTTTCTGCCCAATCTTTAATATTGAGTTTGATTTGAGAGTAAGCTCTATAAATTACAAATCCAGCAACACCATATACTATCACTTTTTTACCTTGACTGGCAAGACCAGCTGCAATATTAACCATATTTGGTTCTTGTATACCGCAATTAATTACATTGCCTTTTGTGGGGAAACCCCACATATCTCCATGTAATAGATAAATGTCGGGATGTTTTAATTTACTTAGATATTGATGTAGAGTTTTTCTCATGAAATTCTTTTAACCATTCACTATATTTTACATTATTTTTTCTAATTTTTATTATACGTTCTGCTTTTATTTTGTATTTTTTTTCTTCTTGTCCCATTCCAGATAATATTAAATTCCAACTTCTGGCCGGAAAAATATTATTTTTCCTATGAGTTTCTATATTTAATTTTTTAAAATGATCCCAATATTCATTAGAGTTTTTTGAAAATTTATAATATGTAGTAATAAAGTCTGTAACAGCATCAAATTCTCTGTTATAATCATTGTTATACTCATCCACGGTTATTTCATTTTTTAACAGACGATCTAATAATTTAATACCATAAGTTGCAAGATATAATCCTGTAGCTTCTATAGGTTCAATAAAATAAGAACTTAAACCAATTGAATAAATCGACTTGTTTCCTTGTTTTCTAAAATGTTTTATATTCCTACCAGTAATCATTTTAACTTCAACAATTTTAGATTCGTCTATTTTGTAACCAAGTCTAGACTCCACAAAATTTATGTATTCTTGTTTAGTGTCGTAACGATCATCATGTACGTGACCAAATGTTATAACATCTTTCAATGGTATAGTCCATATCCAACCATGCGTCACCGCGGTAATTGTTGTATAAGGTTGTTGTTGATTCTCTTTATCGGAATATTCAGCTCGATAAACAAAAGCTTTATTATTAGGTATAATGTGTTTAATACTTTTGAAATTTTCTTTATCAGTTTTATTGATTAATGTTTTGGAGAATCCTGTGGCATCTATGATGTGATCATCTTCAATTTCATCAACATCTGTTATAGTTTTACGTATTACTTTTAAATTTTTAAAATTTTCAAAAATTTTATCCAAGTACTTACACAATTCTCTTACATCAAAATTTGTTGCAAAATCTGGAAAATCATCATTCTCCAACATATATTCTAATGTTTCGGGATAAGCTTCTAAAATATTTGGTGGAATTTGATTATTTTTTAAGTACCACTCCAAATCCAAACAATTTTCATCTGTGGATCCAAATGGATGAAAAAAAGATTTTTGTGTTGGTGACCAATTTTCAAACATTGCTCCAATTTTTAAATTTGCATTACAATGTAATATCATATCTTGAACAGATACTCCCAACTCAGCTAAAAATCTTTGAACTTGTGGTACTGTTGCTTCACCAACACCTATGGGCTGGTTGACTTCTGGATAAATCCATGTCACCTGCATATCAGGATATTTTTTGCAAAAATATAAAACAGTTAAATAACCTGAAGTTCCTGCACCAACGACTGTAATTCTTCTTGTGATTGTATTTTCCTGTAATGCCATTTTTTTATATCCTTTTCCATGCTTGGTATTCCATTACCTTTAATTGTTTTCATAATAAAAACTTTAGGCTTTTTACCAATACTAAAATTGTTCAAATCATGAAATACTTCCCAATTATATCCTCTAAACATGTCTACGATAGGATCAGTATTAATTATATCTTTTGTATACCCCGTTACTTGAGTTCCATTATAATCAACTGTTACTAAAACATTCTTTAAACAATTTTGTCCTATAAACTGTATTGCTTCAAGTGTTGGTCCCATTTGTAAAGTTGCATCAGATAGATTTACCCAAACTAATTTTTCTGTAGTTAGAGCTATGCCTGCTGCTATACCCAATGAATCTCCCATAGTTTCTTCAGAAAAATCTACAAAATCAACTTCACTCATTTTTAAAACAGGACTTAATTTATGTATATCATCCAAATATCCCATTTTTTTCCATATTATATAATAGGCTTGAGCTCCAAAAGGTTTTCCTATTATTATTTTATCGTCAGGTGTTACTAATTTTTCACTAAACAACTCCTCAATATAGTCCGACATTGATAAAGCTGAAGGTATATGAGCAACATCTTTTTCAAAAGAATATTCTAAAATTTCTTTTTTCATGAATATAAATCTCTTATATTTTTATAATAATCTTTAATATTGGTTATTTTCAAATTTAAAATTTGTTCTATTAATAATTTATATTTTTTGTAAGTTTCTGGATATAAATCTTCCAAATCAATAAAACAACCATCATAATCCAAATCATCGTAGTGTATTATTTGTGTTTTTTCTGTTATAGGCTTTAAACAGTGGTTGGCTCCTATATTCTGTTCAATTAATTTTAATCCAGAATTGTCTATTCTTTTGGATATAAAACTATCAGCCATTTTACTTTCTAAAAAACTTATATCGGAAAAATCTATATCATATAGAAATTTGTTTTTATGGTTTAATATCTGTATCCAATTATAATACAAATTTCCCTCTGGAACATAAGTATTCTTCGACTCATGTTTTTTAACCCAATTGGGTATTGTTTCTACTAGTACAATATTATCTAAAGGATCAAAATCAAAGTTTAACGGTTTTAAAAATAAAGTGTCAACATCAACGTAAACTAGATAATCATAAGAATTTAATAAAGTTTTGGAAAAAAAATATTTTGTATACAATCTTAAATAAAAAGAGTCATCACCATCTCTCTCGTTAAAAATATCAATTTCTTGAATATTTACATTTAATTTTTTTAAATGTTTTTTTGTTTCGTCACTAATAGTATTACTTGTAAAACAACCACAGTACACATCAATATCAGGTAAATGTTCTCTGATGCTAGTTGAAAGTATTATAGACAATTTTTCGTAATTTAATTTTTTTTTATTTTCAACCGAAAACACTATCGCATAGTTATACATGTATAGATTTTATTTCTCTTAAATGTTTTGGTAATTGATGTTCGAAATCAATATCTTCTAAATCTCTACCACTAATTTTAAAGTTTCTTACTCCAGCATCATAAAATCTTTGTAAATTATTGACCAGAAGATCACCTTGAATACAATTCGGTTCTTTTTTAATTGGACCAGATTTTAGTTTAGGTTTTATTTCGACTTGATAACTAAGTTCGTGTTGTTTTTCCCAAGGAAATTCTATAATAGAATTTAAATGTGATATTTGTGCAAAATGTTCGGAGTAAAATTGGCAAGTGACATTACAGTTGTCATTAACCAGTATTTCATATTTGGATGCGTCTAACTTATTTTCATACATTAGAGGTAATATATTATCTAAATGACTATATTTTGGTACAATTATATCATATTTTTCTTCAAGTTCTTTATAATATCCCTCAAAATTTAATTGATCGGTAGTCGGATGACCAGTGATACTATAAGTTAATTTAAATTCTGGAAAATTTTTACGTAAATATCTTCTTAATGTTTCACTTACTAAAATAACACCATGCAATTTATTTGGATTATTCGAATAAACCATTTCCAACAAATAATTTCCAACTTCATCTCCAACATCAATTATGACTTGATTGGTAAAACCTAAATCTAATCCAAATTTTTGTTGATTGTAAGTATCTATTATATTTTGAGTTAATTCTATATTTCTATTAATTCTGCCGCCATTCCAAATACAACTATTAGGCATATCATAATAAATCATTTGTAGACCATCAATTAAAGACCTATTTTTAACATTAAACATCAATATGTTTTTATATTTTTGTACAGCTCCTCCGACCTTTACTGTAATCATTTTACTTTCCTAAAAGCATTAATTTTGGTAAAGTCATTTTTGTTAGTTTATAATGAACTATACCAATATTAAAGTTTAAAATATTATTAATTGTAGTATTTACAAATTCATCTACAAATAGATAATTATCTTCAAACTCTATGTTTGTAAAATCATTTTTGAGCATTCTCTGTTGTATTCTATCGAAACGCATTTTATCAATATCATACTTATTATCGGATATAATAGTGCCAATACGTAATATCATCCAATTTTCACATTTATTCATTATATAATTTTCAATGTAAAGTTTACACAAATTATAACAAGTTGTTCCCGAATGATTTAAATCAATATCATTCACACCAGTGGTACTAGCAAAAATAATAGGGTTTGAATAGGAGTCTATTTTATTAATTGTATTTTTTACATAATTGTGCATAACTTGAGAATCGTTTTTATCCAAAGTAGAACCCGTAAACGTAGGACTGCCCATAAGAAAAAGTATATCACTACCATTCACATCTTCTTGCCATTTTATTTCTGTTCTTTCTCTCAATTTTTTAGAAAGAAAACCGTTCCAACCTGTCAAAGACACTTTCATTTTTTCTTAGACAATTGTTTAATCATTTTAATACCTCTCAATTCAAAGTTTGCAGCTATAGAATATCTAGGTATATCGGTTTTATTTTGCCTTATGCCGTGTTGTAACCAACTAGGGAAAAAAATTAAATCACCAGTTCTACCATCAAATTCAAAATATCTATTTTCATGGCGCCTCGATTCGGATAGTGGTTGTGTTTGCCAAATTAATTCAATGGGATTTCCAAAATATAAATTTCCCATTTGAGAACTTTCTTTTTGAACATAAAAAACAGCTGATATAATTGCAGGTCCATCAACATCCAAATCATGTGGTCTATCATGATGTCTATCATGTCTATTAGCCCACATACTTGTCATTTCAATTGGAAAATGATTGGAATAATTTAATAATTTCCAATAGTTGTTTACACTATCATTCATAAATTTTACTATTGGACTGAATACTTCTTGTTTGTGTAAATCTTCTCCTACTTCTCCAGTTTTACATTGTTTTTTTAAATAGTTCTCAATGTGTTCTATCACTTTATCTTTATTCCAATCGACATTTATTTTTTCAACTAAAACATTAATTGGAAACAATGAAATTATTTCTGACATAATTATCAATCCTCATTTGGGTTTTCTACTTAAGTAAAAATCGCCGCCACAATAATCCCAACGGCATATTGTGCCAGTTTTATATAATAAAGTTAATTTTGTTACCCCAATTTCATCATGTACTAAATTTGTATATGCTTTTTCTGGAGAACTTTCTCGTATGTAGTTTGTCATATGAATACCACAATTAAAAACATTACCATCACCATTAATTGTTATACTTTCATTACCGGCTGCACAATGCCAACCTCTAGCATCTATACCGAATTTAAATAAATCATTCGTGGTATACTCAACATCATCTATAAGATATTTCTGTTCTGTTTTATTATATTTTTTATAAAACTCCATATGTTTAGCTTCGATTTCTGGAGGGTATTTGTAGTGACAAAATCCATATATCATTTCACTATTAACAATTTTATCATATTTCAGATAATCTACAATACTACTATAGAACTCATCTGGATATATTTCAATAATTTCTCCATTATAAAATAAATGAGTTCTCTCCACATTCTCCAACATGATATCTAAATTATGAATCTCCACATTCATTTCTTTTAAAAGATTCCAATTGTGATTAAAATTATTAAATTTTTTTAATCTTTTTAATTCCAAGTAATGAAAGCTTACATTAAAAAGGTCACAATATGGTAGTATTTCTTTTAACTTTGATTCTTTTAAAGTCAAATTGGTTTGCATCTCATTAGACGCAATAATATTTGTTTGTTTTCCCTTATCATGAATATACTTCAGAATATCAACTATCTTAGGATGTGTTGTTGGTTCTCCACCATGATAGTAAAACAGAACAGACTTTAATTTATTTTTTTGTAAGAATTCAAATATCTTATCAATCGTTTTTATAATATCTTCGTATTTGTAATGTTTACCACTATGCCAGTGACAATAATTACATTTGAGGTCGCACGCTTCAGTAATTCTAAATGTAACGACATACTTAGACTCCATTATTGAACTGTTGTTTAATTGTAAAACCTTGTAAGAACATTTAGGCTTTATTTGCCCAACTTGCATGTCCTCTTTTTTTCTAACTACTTTTATTTTTTCCCAGTTGGCCATTTTACAATATTAACAGATTTGCTATTTAAAACGAATCTCATTAATTCTCCATAGTATTCATCATCTTTCATTTCTCTACCAGTAATTTTAAAACTCCTAACTCCATCTTTTATTAATTTTTCCATCGCTAATGGTTTTATATCCATACATTCATATTTACTATCTTTGTTGAAATCAAACTTAGGAAGCCAACATTCTTCCACTTCCTTACTATACGGTCTACCGGCGGTATTTTCATCTGCAATTGCCTTGAAGTGTGCATCCCAATGTTTACATCCATAAACACAAGTATCATTCAGCATTACTTCCCACTTTGTTTTGTCCAGTTCGTTAGACCTAGGATCAAATATGTGTTCAAACCTAGGAACGATCCAATCATAATTTTCTTCCAATTTTTTATAAAATTCTATATCTTTATCTTGTAAAGGTATGTTTAATAGTCCCATTCCAGTAATACTGTAAATTAAATCGTATAATGGAAATTTTTCTCTAACATATTTTCTCAAGTCATCATTCACAATAATTAAAGCATTTCCTTTTTTGTGAAATTTCTCCAGTAAATGATTTCCCAATTCGTCAGTCAAATCAATATTATGATTACTAAATGTTAAAGCAATCTTGATATTCTTACTATAATAATATTCTATCAAATTATCTTTATAATAAACATCCCTGTTTATTCTACCTCCATTCCATTTACATTTATTAATGCCGTCATAAACCACCAACTCTTTAGAATCGACTATGTTTTGACTTAAAAATTTTATTAAGGGAACAAACTTACTAAAAGCTCCGGCTAAAAGATATCTCATATTACATTAGAAAACATTTTGTTTTCGGGCACAATTTGTTGACTTTGATTCTATAACAACAGTTATACAAATCTAAGTTGGGTGAGTAGAGGAAGTATTTATCTTTATATAAACAAGGTTTTCCAAAAGTGTTAAAATTAGAATCTATCCAAAGATCACTTCGTTGTTTACCTAGTCTTTCAATATCTTCAAATTTAATTATTTTTCGATACATTAAATTGTTTTTTAAAGAAAGATATTGTGCGAGTAAAGTATCACTATGACCATCACCAAAGTCTGTTACTGGAGTTAAAAATAAATTGTCGTGGTCTAAAGATTTTTTTACTGCAAAATAATAATCTATAGCTTCTTTACCGGTGTACATCACATCTATAGTTTTAATATTAACTTTAGTATCTTTTAATCCCTGAACTATATCTTCTATAGACGTTTCTGTAGGATGAACACTTATATTAATTTTAAATGGATCTTTTATTTTTTGAATTGTTTTTCTACTATAACTACTGAAGTTCGTCTGTATAACAAATGGAATATTATATTCATTAAATGTTTTTATTATAAAATTTATTTTTGGATGAACAAATGGTTCCCCTCCAAAAATAAATATTTCTACACCGGGATATGTCTCACCTAATTTTTTTATAAAATCTTTTATTTTTTCTTCAGTCAATTCTGGTCGCATACTAGGATCCAAATTTGTACAATACTCACATTTATAATTACATTTAAGTGTAATTTCCCATTCAACAATCTTACTCATTTTTAATTTTTAATTGTTTTAAAAGACCATCACAATTGCAAGCTTTATGTGGACAAACCATAGGAACAGTTTTGGTTATATTTTTAAAAAAATCTCTATTGCTTATGAGATTAATATTATCAGTTTTTGGCATACAAAATTTAACAACGTTACCTCTAACGTCAATTTCATAATTATTGTTGTAACAATTCCATCCTTTAAAATTGGTTAATTTATCCCTAAATATAATATAATCATTAAAAAAATCATCATCATATTTTAATTCTTTTTCATACGACTCTAAAAAAGAAAAATATTCCCAAAAATCTTTTCTATAGTTAAACAATTTAGTGATACTATTACCATATAAAAAGTGTGGATGTATTTTTAAATTGGGTATTTTTTCCAAAGTTTCAAACATATTTTTTATTTTTGGCCATAAACTTTTATCATGGTGAAGCATAACATTCACTTTACATTTATAACCTCTACCCAGCATATGATGTATATTATTGAGAAATCTATTTTCATCCGTACAATCGGCCGGGTGGTAACTGAATAGGAAAGCCAGTTTATCATAATGTGGGTGAAGTGTCAAATCCTTTTCAGCATTTGTTACAACATAAACCCAATTAAATTTCTCCATTTTACTGATTGAGTCTAAAATATGGTAATAATAAGGACCTAAAGTTGGTTCGCCACCCAACAAACCCAAATTAAAATTCAAACTACTTCGATTTAAAGCATCCAATACAGCATCAATTGTTTTTTTACTAGATAGTTTACCCCATTCTTTACCATACTCATTTCTAGCGTAACAATAAGAACACTTGAGTTGACAAATAGTAAGACTATCCCAATGAATATTAATATGATCCGGATCTTGATCTTTATGATGTTGTATTTTGTATTTCATAATTTTTTAAAAAGTCCAAAGATGCCGTTACGTTTATACTTTTTTTTGTTCCAGGAAAAGAAATATTATCATTACCATCTTTTGTTTGGTAGTAAAATACTTTATTGGTCATTCTAAATTTCTTCGACTTTTGTGAAGCGTGATAGACCAGTCTAATATCATTATGAATATTGTTATCTATTCCAAAATAAAAATCTTCAATTACACTTCTTTTAAATATAAATTGTCCTAATTGTAAATGTTCTAAGTTTAATTTATTTAAAAATTCACATTTATCGTGTATAACTTCATCTTTAAACAAATTTATTATTTCAAAAGTATTATCTGGCTTATAGGTAGGACAATAATTTCCAGCTATAATATCAGCATCAAAACTTTGTTCGAAAAATTGCTTCCTCAAATAGTCATCATCTTCCAAAAAATAAATATATTTTCCTTTAGACTTAAGAAATAAAAATTCATATACACTTGATATATTATTAAATTTTTCATAATAATAATTTACATTAGTATTTTCAATTTCTTTTATATCAGAACTATCATTATTTACAATTACTTCTATTTTTGGAGTTAAATATGATAAAATTGAATTTAAACTTCTTTCAAAAAGTTTAGGCCTATTATGCGTAAGTATTAAAATAGATAAATCAATGTTTACCATATTAATCTTATCTTTTCTCCAAAAACAGGATTTGGACTAACTTTATCTTTAAGTTCATTTTCTATACCATCACATATATAAAAATATTTACACTTTGTACATTCTTCGGTTTTAAAGTAACTATAAATTCTCATTCGTTCCGCTTCAGAGAAAGAATGTTCTACTTTTTCATTGTGCGTATAATTTTTTTTAGTGTCTAATGTTCCACTATAAACCGCTTTATTCCAATCTTTAAAGTCATATATATGATGATAATGGTTTTTTATATATTTTTCTTTTGATGGCATAAAACAATAAGGAAAATATCTAGCATTAACTTCGGTTGAGTCCTTAAGGTCATCAATATAATTTGAAACATAGGAACAAATTGTTCCGTAATCAATAGGATAAAAATCTTTATTGTCTCTCCAATAATTGAGAGCAATAAAATTAACTTGGGTGGGGTTTAAAGATTTTATAAAAGAAGTGTCTATTTTATTGTAGTTTTCATGATATACAGTTGTGTTCAATCTAACTTCAATATTTAAACGGTGGGAGTTCTCAATAGCTTTAATTAAATTTTTAAAAGCTCCTTTTTTGCCTACAATTTTATCATGAACACTTTCATCCGTACAATGTAGACTAAAGAGTATCTCTCTTAAACCTAAGTCGAAACTTTTTTGAATAAATTCTTTATCACTAAATTTACCTCCGTGACTAAGGCAACTAATTCTATCAAATTTATTTTGGCAATAATTTAATATATTAAACCAATTCGGTTCTACACTACTTTCACCACCACTAAGATCGATTTCTTTTATGCCATAGTCAAGTAAATAATCTATTCTTTTGTAGATTTTATCAAGTTCATCTCTCTCAGACAAACTATTTTTATAGTAACAAAATTCACATTTATAATTACAGAGTTTACCAGTATCTAATTTAGCTCTATTGTTAATAGGTCTATCATAATCTATCAGTATTTTTTTAACACTTAATTTGTTCATTGATATAATTGATAAAAAAATCACCTTGTTCTAAAGATGTATTTTTTATTCCATCCTTTTTTCTAATTTCTAAAGCTTTATCATAATAATCTATATCATAAACAACTTCTTTATCATAGTGCATACACTCTAAAATAAATCTATTGGAACAATCTTTTTTGCCAGGTAATTTAGTATAAACATATGTAGAAAATTTATTCCACATGTCTGGGACTGGAACTTTATATGTTTTTATTTTTGTATAAAGTTCTGGTTTATTTGTAAATACTACTGTGTTGTTGAAAGAATATTTATTGGAAATTTCAGTTATTGTTTCTTCAGACATAAATCTACTAACATCTGTCAAATAAAACATTACAGAATTTTCTACATCATCATTTATTTTTTTAAATTTTGAATATAATAATTTTTTCTTATAATCAAAAACATTTATTTTTTTAGGAATATCATCATATATTTCAAAATCTTGAAATAAGTGACATTGCGCTTTATTGTTTATATAAAAGTCATAATTTTTTTCATGACATCTGAATAGAAAAAAATTATCTGTATATATTTCCGAATTATCAAGTCTTGAAGATCCGTCAACTATCAATAAATTTTTTGACAATAATAGTTTTGGAAAAGGATGGTATATTAAATTTTCAACAACTAGATTATCATATTTCGTGTTTAAAGCTATATTAAATTCGTCTATTGTAGTACCATCGGACAATAGTATACAAGGATTTAGATTTGTCCAATTTTTTATAGCCCAATAATATTCAATCATTTCAAATAAATGACCACAAATTCCAAATTTGAAACCAAATGAAGTAGTTATAACTAAATCATAGTTTCTCAGATTTACTAAAGACACAGAATTAACCGGTGATAATTTGTTCCACTGTTAATGGAGTATAACCTAAAAATTCAAAAAAGTTTTTTGGAATATTATTCGCAATTTCTAAATTTAAATTATTTTCTAATAACGTCATATATTTTTCAAAACCTTCATAATCTTTATAATTATTTGGTCTCATTCCAATTTTTAAATTTTTTATCAAGTCAAAATCCAAAAAGTTTTGATTTAACTGATCCATCAAATTTTCATTTATTAATTCTAATCTATAGTTTTCTTTTTCATAAAGACTAATAATACCATTATAATTTACAATTTTTTCCGGAAAATCTATCTGATTTTCATTTAGATGAAAATTTTTATTGGTTAAAAAATCTTCATATCTAATATTAAAGGTATTTGGTAAATTTTTAACCATTACCATATTTAAAATAGAAATTAATCCATTTTTTAACTGACAATCAGGATCTAATTGATTGCCAAAAATGCAAGCACTAGGATTCCTGAAAAAGTTTATAACTCTTACATTTTCTGTTCCTAACTTTTCCCTTAGGGTTTTTATACAAGAAGCAGAAAATCTTCCAGTCCATATGTTAGTTATACTATCATCCTTCAAGTCATCTAAAAGTTTTTGATACTCCATTTCATATTCTAAAGATTCATAATTTTCCAAAAAACATTCTTCACTGAATAAATTATCTATACTTGTTGTAGGCCAAGAATCTATGAAATGATGTTCTACAATTTTTTCATTAATGTCGTGACTAAACTTATCTATTTCTTCCAATAGATAAGTTTTCTGACCTTCGGTCATTATTAAAAGATCATTGTTTATATTACCCAATTCCGAGTTATTGCAATATATATTTGTTCCTTCTGAATCGAAAATTATGAATCCATCATTTTTATATTTTACAGTATAATCTTCAAAATTCCATATCTTTTCAGAATCTAAAATACTTCTAGCAATATATCTTAAATGTATACTTTTAGGTCCATTTATTAAGGTTATCAAATTTATCTCCTTAGATAAGACTCTACAATTTCATTAACACTCGTTTCATCATTCAAGTTTGATAAATTATTTAATTTTTCAATAATATCGTAAAATTCATCTTTTTTTCTTTGTAATTCTTTTATAGAATCTCTAAGATTAATATATTTTTCCAAATCATTTATTAATTGTATATCACCAGTTTCTATAATTTTTATATAAATTTCTTCCCTATTATGTTCACTAATAAAATAACCTTTTGACGTAAATTCATTATTTAACATTAAAAAACTTACAAAATCCAAAAGTTTAAAAGTTAAAAGTTCATCTCCAAAAATTCCTCTTGCTTTTAACTTACATGCATTAATTGCTTTTCCAGCATAAGTATTCGCATCAATACCTTCAATTTCAACTCTATCATTTTTCATTTAATTTCTCCATTATTTTATAATTAAAATATAATCTTATTACATTGGTGGCAGCATGATGCACAAATATTTGTGGTATAAAAGAATGTGTTATACTAGTAATGGATGCAATTAACAGTCCATTAAATATTTTAACTTTATTGAAAGGATTTATCATTCCATCTTCGATCAATTTTACATACTGCTTTTTATATTTCTTTTCTTCTAAAACATCTTTTTCTGGTTTTCCACGATTAAATGTTTCATCTTCAAACCATCGCAACATTAATCCATGATACATTGTGTTTATTCGTGCTATCACAAAGTTTTCTAAAAATTTTAAAGAGAAAAGACAATAAATTAAAAAAATGATGGAACACAAAAATAACCAAGATCCCAATCTTATTCCATGATTAAAATGTCTTATGTAAGACATATTGGTTTCTTCTAAATGATTTAGTTGAAAAAACATAATATTTTTAATTAGGAGTAATTACAGTTGCAGGTACATGCGTAATTACAGTTACATGTACAATAATTGCAATTACAAGTACAATAATTACAATTACAGGTGCAAACTTGCCCAGCAGAATTCAAAGCATTAATGAGAGAATTCAGAATTGTAGCTCTAATTTGAGTTGCTGGATCTGTGGTAACTGCTGCTGGAACACCAGTTGGTGCAGCAGTAGTAGGAAAGGTTGTTATTGTGGGACTATTTACTGTCGGACCATTAGGCAAATTAGCATTTGCACCAGACCAATCATTATAAACTTGATTTGTCCTAGAATCGGCAACAGCAAAAAGTGCTCGGATATTATTAAAGTCGGCAGCTCTAATGTTTGTTGTTGATAACGAACCTTTAGTGGCGCTGCCTCCCCTTCTCGTATTTTCTTCTTTTGCTTTATCAAGCAGCGATTGAAAAAACGATCTAGTTATTAAATCCTCTCCAGCTACAACATTCGCAAGATCATAATTCACTGCATTACTACCAACAGTTCCTTGTATAGTTATTGATAGCCTTTTATGTTCACCAGCAGGAGTTGTGTTAGTACCTACTCCAAGAGTAGTGTCAAACATTTTACCTAAAGCCATCTTATATTTCCTTTGATAAAAAATCTAAATTATTTTTTGCTGAACTTTTTGCTAAAAACTTTTCATAGTCATCAAGATCGGATGTTATAAAGTCTAAAGTTTCCAAGTCCGGCTCTTTATTACTAGATTCTTGAGTATTGTTATTTTGAATAATTGATAAAACCATTTGTTCAATATCAACACCCAAAGCATCACAAATTTGTTGAATGTAAACAGAAATATCAATTTGTTCCTTTTTCTCATTATTTTCAGAAATAGATTGTGCTAAACTCATAGCTGTGTCAAAACCTATCCAAATTAAGTTGGCGAGGCCTTCATCATATTCCGATATCTCTTTAATATTTTGTGAAATACTCGTTAACTTTTCAATTACAATTTCTCTATCAGTGCTCATATTATTACCTTTTCTTTAAAATCATGAAATTTCGGGGAGTTCTCATAATTACCATATGTGGTTACATTACCCTCGTCAGTAAAATAAGTTTTTACTTCCTTTCTCTCACCACATCCATCACACATGTCACAAAATAACTCACAAACTGGAACATCAATTATCCTATTTATCCAATCTTTCCTGAGACTTTCTTTCATGTTTTGGAGCAAGTCAATTTGAATTTTATTGAGAGTTTCCCACGCAACGGATGTTATAAGACGGGTTGGTTTAAAATATCTAATAATATTGGACATATCTTCATAGCAATTATGAACGTTTTTGTGATGTATGGTGTATCTTATCCTAAATTTCATTGCGTTTTTTCTCAAATTTCTGAAAACTTGGATCATTAAATTAGTTGAATCCTTGCCGCCGTGTGTGACTCTATCCGAATTTCCTATACCGTCAAAACTAACGTCTATACTTAACAAGTTTTTTTTATAAAAAAAATTGTTTTTTGTTTCCTCTATAAAACTTTGTTTTAGGTATCTTATGCCATTTGTGTTTAAATTAAAATGAACATTTTTCTTTTTTGTATAGGCATAATTCATGGCATAACAAACATTATCCCATTCCATAGTAGCTTCTCCACCAAAAAGAACAAATAATGTTTGACTATTGGGATCTTCTCTTTCTATAACTCTATCGATACTTTTTTTAATATCTTCTTTAGACAAAATTTGTGGAGGGCGACCAGGCAAATCTTCATAACAATATGTACAAGCTAAATTACATTTATTTGTGAAATATAATACATTTACTCCCGAATCTTTAGTTACAGTTTTATCCGTTTCATGTCCTACATAAAAATTTATTTGAGGATACTTTTTTTTGAAAGTTTCGGCGTTCATATTTCTTTTTTTCGTCTAGCACTTTTAGTTTTATCCATTGTATAGACATTATTAGGATTCATTTCTTTACGCTGTTTTGCCGTTTTGATTATGAATGACATATTGTCCAAAAATTTAACATAATCAAATTTATATTCGAATAAATGTCCTCTCTCAGTCAGTTCAAATCCTACATACTTACTATCGACTTTGGCTTTTCCCTTTTTAGCTTCTTCTATTTGTTTCGACAAATCATCAACAGTCAAAACTTTATTGCTTTGATGTTCAACTGGTTGCATCTCAACTTTAATAGGTATAGATACAATACTTTTAAAATTTTTCTTCATTAAATTTCCTTAGGATACATCATAAGTCCACCTTCACAAACTTCTTTTGGACAAATAACCTTTTTCGTAATATCTTTTAAAGATAATGGCATAATTTCGTTAGTGCAAACATTTTTAACTACATTATTTAATTCTATTTGAAAAGATTCCGGTAAACATTTATAGCCTTTGAAATTATTTTTTTTATCGTATAATAATCTTAAATTTGTAGTATTTTCTCGAAAGCCATTATCATATAAAACATCCATATCAATCATAGATTCAGCAGTAGAAGCTTCTACGAAAAAATCTTCTTCTAAATTACTTGAATAATATTTTGTGTCTCTTAAAAAATTTAATGTAAATTTTATATCCTCCAACTTACACTTATCAATAATTTTTAAAATGTAATTTTTATATTCAGGCATCATACTTATATGAACCTCACAGTTTAGATTTTTACACTTATCTAAAAAATCTTCTTTGTGATATTCGGGGTGAAAGGATGCGTAATATGTAACTTTCGAAAAACTTTTTATATTTTTATAAAAATTTTCTGATCTAGTTAAGTTAGTAAAAAAATAAATTTTAGTTAAATTTTCAATTTCATTTAATCCACTTAATATATCTTCGATATTGGGATGTAATGTTGGTTCCCCACCAGTCAAACAAATCTCAAAAGGTTTAGAAATAGTTTTTAATCTACTTATAATCAATTTATAATTATTTGAAATTTGAGTATTATCATTATAATCATAACTCAAATGTTCCTTTACATTACAGTAGGAACATTTTAAATTACACCAATTTAATATATGCCAGTTAATTCTAAGAATTTTATCTTGACTGGTGCAAGAAACAATTTTCATGTTAGTTCCTACACTCCACACCTTCATTTTCAACACCAACATTTTCGATATAATTTAAAACCAAATCTTGGAAAACTCTTTCGTCTTTACACTCATCTACCACTCGCATTGCTTGTTCATAATATATGTGGAACAATTCACAAATACTATCTAATGGTTTATTATCATTCATAATTTGAGAATATGTACAACCGGCATTACACACCTGTTTCAAATCACACGGTTCACATTTATCATAATTTTTTGGATTAAAAATGTCTTGATAGTACCTAAAATTATACTGTTCATCCATTTTCATAATTTTTTTGGATGCAAACCTAGCGCAAGGGTAGAATTCCCCAGAACTCATCAATACTCCACCATTAGTTCCAGCAAAACAACCAAAAGGTCTTTTACCTTTCACTAAACCATAGAGAATATCTAAAATAGCTAGTTTTAAAAATCCTACTGAACATGGTTTACCAGATTTTATCTTTTCTATCCAAAAATCTGCAAGTCTTTCACATTCATATCTAAACTGTATTATATCATCTTCTGTCCAAACATCATCACGAACAATACTAAAATCGGGATGATCTATACCCCAATCTAAGAGAAATTCAAAATTCTCTTTCATGTCTTTTGTATTTCCTGGCCATATCATGACCTTACATCCGTTTGTCAAATTCTTTATGATATCTTTCTTATATTCATACATCGAAAGTATACCATCAAACAATTCGCCTGTTTCTGGATTAGTATTTTCCAAAAGTGGAAGTAAAGGTCTACTCTCATTAGAACTCATACCATCAAAAGACCAAGAAACGCCAACACCATTATTTCTCAAATAATTAGCTTTATCTTGATCAATCATCGTTAAATTTGTGATGATATTAATACCTTTACATTTATCATCCGATCTTAAATAAGGAACAGCGTGAGTTATTAGGTCCCAATTTAATAAAGGTTCACCACCAAAAAAACTTACATGATAATCTTTATCACCGGACCTTTGCATTAATTTTGGCAGGTCTTTCATACCCTGATCAAAAACTTCTTTCGTCATCCAAGTTGGTCTGTTTGCCACATAACAATACGGACAACCTAGATTACACTTTTCAGTAACACTTACTTCTAATGTAAACATTTATTATCCTTATACTGTACACTGTTCAGCCTGAATTTTAATTACAGGCTTTTTATAACTCTTTAGTGCAGTTCTTAATGCGTGATGTACTATCTCGTTTGTCTTAAATACTTTACAGACTTGCCAATTTGCTGTATGATCACTCCATTTTTCTAGATATGTTTCTTTTTCTGATTTTTCATAAGTTGCCGCATTACATTTCATACAGAATTGACTGTCACAGTTCATACAATCTAAAGGTTGATTCTTCAACGCATCCTTATACATTTGAGATTTTTCTTCAATCAACTGATCCAAATCTGCAACTTTAAAAATATTTCCTAATTTATGTGAATGCGATTCTTTGTACATGCATCCATGGCAAGGACTCAAATCGCCGTTTAAATCAACACTTACGTAATTTATACCTGCTGCACATAGAGCTCTAGATTGTTGGAACCATCCAAACTTCTCAGGAGGTAATTTATTTTCGTAAATATGTTTAGCAATTTTCTTCAATCCATCCTTTAATACTTCCAATTTAGGCATAAATTCTTCTTCTGTCAATTGGCTGTATAAATCTGGTGTTGGAAAATAATTTTTATCCATTTCTATGACATCCAAAAAGGCTTCATAGATTAAGTGGAAATTTTCAGACGTTAGTACAGATTTCAGTGAAACATTCAATCCAGCTTCTTTAGCTGCAATATAGTTTGCTTTGACCATTGCTGACGATGGAGTACCAGATTTAGTCACTCTGGCGATGTCGTTTACAGGCTTTCCATCATATGAAACCTGCAACTTTAATCTACCGGGAATCTCATTGTGAATTCTAACCAAATCTTTTAAATATCTCTTTAAATACGTTCCATTTGTATAAAAGAAAAAAGAAAAACCAGGATCATGTTTAAATTTTTCTATGACACCTTTACAAAAATCCCAATTAACAAATGGTTCACCACCCCAGAAATAAACATCTTTTTTGGGATCAGAAATTTTAGCCATAAATTCTTCAACATTATCTAATGTCAAAGAAGTATTTTCTTCAAACTCGGTAGATAGTCCACATTCAAAACCTTCGGAACAATATGTGCAAGCTAAATTGCAGATACTTGTTACGTTTATATCTACTACCATTTTTTCTCCTTTTTATTTAAACCAAAGACGTACTAATATATAGTGTTTGACAAAACTGTTCAACAAACTTATTCATTTCTAAACTTTTGATTTAATTCCAAAACTTTTTTAAGTATTTCAACATCATAATTTTTAACTAAACACTCTGTGTCTTTTGGTAAACAAGGCCCACCAAATCCTTTTTTACCATCAGGACCAGGTACTTTGAAATGATTGGATCCCATCCATGGATGTTTAGAGAGAACAGTTATAGCTTCATTATAATCGACACCCATTTTTTTAGCAACCTCATACATAGAGTTCATAAAAGTTACCTTAGTTGCATAAAAGGAATTCATGGTGTATTTTATAAATGATGCTGTATTAATATCTGTTACAAAAATATTTTCAGTATCTACGGTAGAATGTTTTTTATAAAGTTCCAAAGCCTGTTGAGATTTTTTACCAGAAAGTATTAATAAGTGTGGATTTACAAAATCTTCTTTCGAGGTTGATCTTGATAGAAATTCTGGGTTATACACAATATCATATTTTTCAAGATATTGCGGCAAAATTGTGGACTTTACTATAACTATTCCCTGATAGTTCATCTCGAAAATTTCATTCAATACTGAAGTAACCAATGAATAATTAGTATCGTCTGTTGGTGTGGGGACACAAACGAATATTGCCTCTGGATTTAATAAACAGAGGCCTTTGACCGTTACGTGATTATATTTCGGATCACAAACGAAAACTTGGGTTTTGGAAAAGCCGTATTCAACGGCTTGTCCAACCATTCCATAACCAATAATTCCAATCATAATTTACATAATAACTACTTCTATTAAACCTTCTTCTTCAGTTTCTTTATTTTCTAAAGCAATAATTCTAAATGGTAAAATTACATTTTCTTTTATAGAAATACCTACACCAGACTTTTCAGATACAGTAATTAAATCACCCTTTTCACAAGTACCAATTATTCTAACAGGTAATCGACCTTTAAGTCCAACTATTAAACCATTTTTCAAGTCATTATTCATTACGTATGCTGGTTTCTCCGATACGATTCCGATGATAGCGTGTTTTTTGGTGTCTTTTGCTGCAGTAACTTCTTTTTTGCCACCAACCATCATTATGGTACCTGTAGGATATTTTTTATCGGACAAATATTTTTCAGCCAAGTCAGCGTAAAGGGCTCGCACTGCGACACCTTGAAACTGAAGTGCCCAAACTTCATTAGAAACAGCAACATCACCAGTAACTTTTAAAGCAGCTAAATTACTTGGGTCAGTTCTAGACGTTGTTGTTCCACCACTTCTAAAAAATACGTTCGAATAGAAATTTGCAAAATCATCACATCTTATAGTGTTTGTGTGAACAGTTCCACCATCAATAACATTTGTAGCATTTGTAGCACTAGTTGCCGAACTAGCAGTAGTTGCAGTACATGCTGATGATGCTGTTCCATTGATGTTTATACTATAAGTACCGGTTAGTCTACCACTCGGCACAGTACCAGAAGTTAAATTGGTAGCATTTAAATTATTTAAATCAGCAGCAGGAACATCCGCCCAAGTAAACTCGGTTCCTGTCCACTTTAAGAAACGATTAGCAACAGCAGGAGCATCAATGAATTGTGTTGCACTAGTGTTTGTTTGATATGGAATTTTATTAGTTGCACCACCAGTAATATTATTTGCTTTATTGGCAAATTCTTCCAAATTATGTAAACCATTTACACCATCTTCAAATTGCCACTTATCTAATGTTTCATTCCATTGGAATGTAGCAGGAGAGGCATTAGTTCCTCGATAAACTTGTATAGCAGCATTTTCACCTGGAGATGTATTTGGATTTAAATCCGAATTAAATACAAAATTGGAACCAAAATATCTAGCACTATCTCCGTCAAATTGAAGATTTGCAGTATTTAATCTACGGGTTATAGTAAGATCACCAGTAATCGTCTGTGTAGGAGCAACTTTCTGCACAGCATTATTAGCTGCTGCAAATGCAGAGTTAGCATATGCAGATCCAGAAGTAGCTTTATCTAAAGCTACAGCGTCTGAAGAATTATTAGCTTTAGCGAAAGCTCCATTAGCATATAATGATGCAGAACTTGAAGTATGTACAGCTGTAGCCGTAGAAATAGCAACGTCATTTAAATCAGTAGCAACTGTATTGGCTTTAGAGAAAGCCGCATTGGCATAAAGTGACGCGGAGTTTGCAACATGTGTTGGTGTATTTGCCCTTAAGAACGCACCATTTGCATAAAGTGCTGCAGAATTTGCTACATGCGATGGTGTGTTGGCTTGAATGAATGATGAATTTGCATGGGTGAAAGCTGAATTCGCATATGATGATCCACTATTAGCTGTATGATAAGCCGAATTGGCATAACTTCCAGCTATAACACCTCCCGCGGTAAATGCTAAATTTGCTTGAGCATAAGCTGAGTTAGCATAACTACCTGTTGTATTCTGTGCGGCAAATGCTGAGTTAGCGTACATACCCGAAGTCTGTGCAACAAAATGGGCTGTATTCACAGCTAAAGAAGTTGCAACATTTGAAGTACTTGTGCTGTTTATTGATGAACTTAAGAAACTATCATCCAAAATTCCATAGAGGGAAGAATATGTATTTCCTCTCGAAATAGTCCATCTATCATCAGCTTCATTCCATCTAATTAACGCATCATCACCTATAGGTCTTTCATTTCTAAATGTCGCTTCAGCGTTTGTTGGTGTTCTCTTATTTAAAATTATTTCACCAACTTCATACTCAATATCACCTAGAGCTGTCCAAGTTCCTTCAACAGTTAAATTACTAGTAATTAATGCAGTTCTTAAAGTAGTTTTACCATCAACAGTCAAAGATTCGTGCTGATCATTCGGTGCAAAAATTCTTGTTAAAGAACCAGTACTCATCCATAAGTTTGATGTGACATTTAAAATAGATGTATTAATTGTAGAAGAAACGATATTATTTGTTACAATACTATTTCCTGTAATTCTATTTGTGGAAGTTATATTCCATGTCGTTAAAGTATTAATCGAAGCTAAATTGATACTAGCAACATTTATAGTAGAACTATTTGAAGTAAGTGTTACTACATTACCAACCAACACCGTAGATGTATTTACAGTGGAATTATTTAAAATAGAATTGTTTGAAACTAATGAAACTACATTACCAGTCAATATCGTAGAAGTATTTACGGTAGAAATGTTTATTGTAGAATTGTTTGAAACTAGAGATACTACATTACCATCAATTATTGTTGCTACGTTAATTACAGCAACATTCGATTCTAAATTTACAATGTTCGCTGTTACATTGGCTATTAAATTTTTAGTTGTTAAAAAATTTGAAGTAGCGGCATTAGTTTTTAATATATGAGAATTTGTAGTAGTATTATCTAAAGTAATAATTCTAGCAAAAGACAAATCATCTAAAACATCAACTTTAGCATATAAAGCATATAGGTTTGCAGTGCTTACATTTGTTGAATATACTTGATCGGAATATAGCGTTTTAGTAAAAGAAGAACCTGTATTAATATAGGATACATTTCCAGATCCATTCAATCGTAATTTTCCTGTTGTTACAGTTAAATTATTTGCTATGGTTATGTCAGTATTTACAATAACATTACTGGTATAAACATTTTGAACAATTTGCAGGTCTCTACCCACGTAAACACTATTCGCCACGTTTAGAGATTGTCCTGGACCCCTAACTGATATTGTTCCACCAGCAATAATATTACCAGTTGCTGAAGATTGAATGCCTAAGAAAAGAGTATTACCAAGAGTCAAACTACTTTGAAATAAAACATTGTTAGCTACTTGTAACGGTGTTCCTTCAGCTGTTATACTTAATAGGGAGGTACCCGAGAGTAGTAATGTGCCTTGAGCTTTATCGTAGGTGTAGAATCCAAGATCATTTAAATCTGTAGCAGATTTATTAGTTTGAATTCTCCACTCATCGATAGTGTTAGTTCTGGCAATAATTGGTATTAGTGAAGTAGGCATCTCTAATTATTAATCCTTCTTTTGAATCAAAGTTTTTAACAACGATTTGATTTCGGTCATATCGTTAGATAATTCTTCTATTTTAGATTTTAAGTTATTTATCTCAGTGTCATTACTGCTCATTTTTTTACCCATTTTTTTTCTAGCTTCATTTTGTATGAGTATATTTTTATTTACAGCCAAAATGGCACCATTTTTCCTATCTTTTACGAATAAATCGCCTTCTACTTTTAAAAGATTTTCTTTCATATATTATCCTGCTGGCAAAGCAATTATTCTTAAATCTTTAACCCTCGGTATTACCGAAGGATCACGCGAAGTCATAACAATCTTTATTGCAAATGTTTTGAATGTGTCGTAAATAACTCCAGCATCAGAAGTGTAAGTCAATTCGTCACTTGTTAGAGAAGGTCGGTATTCATATTCTCTAAATTCAGTTTCATCTATTGCGCCACTAACACTAGGATTCAAACATTCAAATTTACCATAAGGTCTATCGGAAAAACTTATAATATCAGAACTAGATAAAATTTTATAGAAAACATGAATTTCTGTTCCAACAGGTTTATTGGCAGATAAGAATACCCTCAAATCACCAGCATCAAATCCGTCTGTCAAAATAATAGGTTTAGTAATATATCTCGCCAAACATGGTCCACCAGAACTATCAAATTCACTATTTAATACAATAGAGGCATTAGCTGTTACAGTTGAACTGTTTGATGTATGTGGATATGAAATATAAAAGTCATCAACATATCCTATACCAGATGAAGCGACATTCATTCGAACCACATTTCCATCTGTACTATTATTTACAACTATTTCAACATTTGCGCCTTCTCCTGTGGAAGAAATAACAGTAAGCACATTAGCATTTGAGTACTTTGCACCAGCTACAATAATATTAAAATCTTCAGGATTAATTTCACCATTATCAATAAAGTTTTCCCAAGTATTTACATATAAACTCTCTAAAGAAACTAAAGGAGTCACAGCATCGTTTGAAGTTGAAATTTCTAATCTTACTGTAAAATCATTTTTATCTAGTAACTCTTTTCTTCTATTACCTATAGAATAGAAGGTGTCATCTCCCATACTATAAATTGTAGACGGTGTTATATTTCTATAAATTGTTTCTTTCGATGAATTTACTGGTTTAGTAATAACTGAGTAAGAAATTGATATTGGAGAACTAGATTGTGTTGTAATAGACTTCTCCAACAATCTAAATCTATCAATATAAATTTTTGAATCTTGTTTCTCACTCTGTAATAAAAATGTTGCAGAACTTGTATTGAAAACACAACGATTCAATTCAAACATTAAATCTTCATTTAGATATGGAACATATTCCATAGCATTTTGTGATTTATACAAAGTGCCAACATAAGGGTTAACAGAAACAGTTTGATTAGTTAATGTTGTTTGTCCCTTTTCTGCTGTCCAAACAACATAATCTGGAGAATCAGTTAATATAACAACAGCATATAATCCTGGTTTTAAAAATACTGGTGAACTAAAAGTAAAAACATTTTTGGTAGCACTATCATTAATACTAGGTGTGTTTGAGACAATTATTTCACTAGGATATTTTTCAACTACAGATTCAGGATACCAATAATCAAAAGAAGGTGTACCATTTACTGTAGGTCTAATTTGCACTCTGACTGGAAGGTTTTCATCATCCTTAGCACTAAAGAATAAATTTACACTCTCCAAATACAATCCATGTGGGTAAGTTTGTTCATCCACAAAAAATGTTTGTGCTAATGGATCGACTCTCCAAGTGCTTGTTATTGTACTTGTAACTGTTGTCGATTGTAACAATGGTGAAGTAACAGTTCCTACAATTTGATTACTTATTCCAATATTGTATACGGTATCAACTAAAGAAGTTTTTGTTGTTGTTATACCTGATGATACAAAATTTTTATCGGCAAAAGAAATTGCATCTTTATCATAAGAGTTATTGAAAGACTCCGTTAATCTATAAACTCTTTCTCCACTTAAGAAAGTGGCTTGTGGTGGATAAAATATTCCACCAATTTGGCCAGCTTTATTTGAAACATTCGTTCCTATACTATAAGAAAATGTTTTTCCTACTTCGGAGGAAGGTATTGTTCCTGATACTGTAGCTACTTTAGTAGTAGTATTATAAGCAGTAATTGTGTAAGTGGAACCAATTCCAGTTGCAGGATTTACATCAGCGTCAGTAGTTTGAATTCTAACCAAACTTACTGTGTTGCCAGTAATGTCTACACTTGGAGCATCTGCAGCTAATGTAATTGTACTGGATGTTACCGATTTTGTATTTCCACAACGATGATCTAATACTGAACTAATAATTTTAGTTTCTTTCGAATCTAGACCATATACATATTTTCCACTCAATGACAAACTACTTTCATTTACTATAGAAACATTAGCTGATCCCACTTCAGAAACGGCACAAACACCTAAATGGTATATTCCAGTATCTAAAGCATAATTATCTATATGAGTTGATAATTCAGCATTTGTATTGGCAATTAAAACCATTTCTCCAGATTTAAATGGAGTATTCTGAGTTAAAGTAACTTTTGATGGAACGATAGTGTAGTTATCAACTAATGTGCCATCAAAATACGAATAAAATCTCGTTTTAGGTCTTAAAGAAGATCCTATAAAAACTATACCTCTAGGTTTTAAGAAAGGATTTATTGCTGTGTCTGTAATATAAGATCCTAAATCCTGTTTTGATGTTGACACACCAATCTGATCTGCACTTAATGTTGCTCCTGTTTTAACATAAACTTGATCAGTAGTGGTTTGTAAATTACCATTTGTATTTCTATTAATTTGTACTGTCTTATTTTCAACTGTGGTTTTTGTTTCAAACCAAGAAGAATCTGGAACTTTTGCAAAAGGACTATCTTTGTCACTTAGCCAAGTTGGATTCTGTTCAGCTACGTAATTTAATCTATCATCAACGAAATTAAAGGCATCTTCTAATCCTTGAACCGAGTTTAAAGTAACTTTAGCTGTAACACTAGTATCATGGTCACTCGTAAACTCTGGGAAAAGTTTTAACGTTCCATTAAAATTACCATAAAGAGCACTAGCAATAGGAATAGTTTTAGTTGCATATGGTTGATCGGCAAATTTTGTGGAAGTATAATTCATAATCAAAGATTTTTGAGTATTTGTACCCACAACCTTATAACTACCAGAAGAAGTACTTTCCGACCATAGGAGTTTAGTCGTACTCATTAAAGAAGCTGGCTTTAATTCTCCATCTTCTACTTTATTTCTATTATCAAAACCTACATCACCATAATTAGCTTGAACGCTAGTTGAAGTAAAATTGTCAACTAAAATTCCATATTTTGATCTTTCGAGTCCATTAGCATCTAATATTTTAGAATCATTAGCATTTTTTTCTAAAGAATTTAAAGAGACATAATATTCCAATCCTTTAATTCTATTTTCAAACGCACCAATGTCCCTCATGGTAAATCTACGATTATTTTGGAAATCTACACGAACATCTTTTACATTTTCTGTATACGGGGGTATATACAGGGTGTAAAGTAACATATCAGTTATATCATGTGGAGGAATCAAAGGTTTAACAGCAGATTGTCCCTCAATAATAGCCATCTCTTTTGATGGTTTTACAACTACTTTATCAACCCTACTTAAATAATTTTCAAAAGAAACTTCTGCAATTTCATCAGGATCCGGACAAACCGCTCCAGACAAAGTATTTTGAGCAATACCTCTAGTTGGTCTAAAATCAAAAGAAGCTCTTCCAGATAAAATTTTTCCAGTAGATTTATCGACAAACTTACTTATAGTTGCATATGTAATATCCGAAGTTTCGTTCAAATAAGAATCTACAGTAAATAATCCATCATTTTGAGGAGATGGTGCTGATCCATGACTCAAATAATTATACATAACATAAATTGAACTGCCAACAGGAGAACTAAATCCTCTTTTTAATTTGATTGTTGCGTGATCATAATGAGTTTTTCTTTGTCCGTTATCAAATTCATATCTATTAGTTACGTCATAAAGTGGATCAGTCAACATTGCTGTTGTAATGTTACCAGTAATTGTTCTCGAATCTATAATTTTTACAATTTCTAATACGTCAGGTACTTGTAAACTAACAGGAACTCCTGGAGTTTTTAATTTCTTAACTGTACCGGCATCTCCCGCTCCCGTTTCATTATCAAAATAAGTTACACCCAACTCTGGAAAAACATATCCTCCAGAAAAAGCAGTAGTTGTTCCAGTATTAAGTGAAGTTAAACCCGTTGTAGTATCAATCATATAAGCTACTTTTTCATGTTTACTTACAGATAATGGGTATAAAACTTTTGATCGTATAGCTCCAGTTGATCCATTTTCCGCATTATTCACTTTAGTTGTTACTATAAAATCTGCTCTAATACCACCAAAAAGTCCTGTGTTTGTAGGATCAAAATTGACTCTAATTTCAGTGCTACTTATAGCTGATACGGTATATTCATTATTAGCTAAACTTAAAACAGTATTTGGTGCTATACTTGGAATTCCTCCAGAAGTATCAGGTCGAATAAAACAAATTATATTATCTAAAATAACGCTGTCAGATAAAGTTCCTGGAGTACCAGCAAATGCAAAGGTGTCAGTGCCCTCCGGTGCTAAAGTAATAATTCCTGAACCACTTGATGTCTTATCGCTATAGACTTTTCTTGCAAAAAAATCAAAATTTGTTATTGTATCTTCCTTAATAGCGTCAAAAGGAACATCAAAAATTAATCCTTGTCTGTTAGGTTCAGTAATAAAAGCATACTTATTATCATCGTTAGTTTTAGAATCATCTGTTATATCAGCACCAAAAATTTTTGAACCACTTCTTTTTATTAATGATTCTGCAAATTTAAAATCCGAATCAATTGAAAATGCGTTTGAAGAAGGAACAAAAGGTAAAGCTGAAGATAACGTAATTGTTTTTGACGATCCACTCGATTCTTTAATTCTAACTGGTGCTAAATTTAATCCTGCTCCATCTTTAATACTAAAAAACATTCCCAAATAACTGTTTGCTGGAAGTTGTGCAAAAGATGAAGGTAAGACTATAACGGTATTAGTAGATCCAGAAGAAGCTACACTTCCTGTTATTGAAGAAGTATTTGCATCAAAAAGATTAACTGTAAACTGATGGGTTGTGCCTAGATCGGGATTAGAAGATTTGTTATATTTTATCATATTGGCACGAACTGTACCAATTTTTGAAGAATTATATTCTGTCGTAGAAGCAACACTAACACTGGCATGATTTGCACAATGTATATCCAAAAGTTCAAAGTTGGATATAACTAAGGTTCCATATACGTTTGCTACATGGACATAACTCGAATAATTTGTGGGTAAATCATAGTCATTAATACTAGCTGTGGCTCTTCCTCTAGACACTTGTAATTTTGTTGGAGCTATTGTTTGTACCTCATAACCGCCGACATATGCTTTACCTGGATCCAATGATGCTGTAAAATAATTAGGATCAACGTAATTATTATTTGATGTATCTACGTATTCTTCTTCTAGAGATATTACAAAAGGATCAACAGTATAATTACCAGATTCGTCAAATGTTCTTCTTGCTAAAGTCTTATCAATTTCATTGTAAATAGGATAATCAATTTCTTTTGTTTTTACCCCATCAACAATTCGGATAACTTCGAAAAAAGAAGATTCATCAGCAGAATCTAATGTTCTCTTACTCAATATGGTATTAATTTTAAACCTTGTTGCACCAGGTGCTTGATAATTGAACGAACCTTGTGCTGGGTCTAATAAAGAAACATCATCAATTTCATCAATAACCAATTCATCAAATTCAATACCTATTCTATAAGAAGGTTGTTTGTTAATTGTTTCTGTGTTTAAACCTAATCTATAATATGTTTCTAATACTAAAAATTGAGGACTAACTTTTACAAATTGTCCTTTAAAGTAATAAACACCTTCCTGTATACTAGCTACATAAGAACGTCCTGTAGCATTTGCATCTTCCAATTCAGCAAAAATATTTTGTCCATAGACTTTTAATTCATCGCCTTCTGCAAAAAAATCTCCACTTAAATATTTTACAATTAAAATAGGAAAAATTGTTGAATTATCTATAGCTATAACTTTGGCTCTAATTACTTTAGATGAATTATAAGAAACAATAGTTTTGTCCAAAAAGTTTTCCAAAACAATATCTTGACCACTATATTGACCCTTTAGAATTAGATAATAAGCTCTATCATCTAGGGAAATTTTACCTCCAGTTATTGGACTTCCATTTTTAAATATGTGATTACCAAACTTTTCAATTTGATTGGACAAGATTGTTTGTAATTGAGTAAGTTCTCTCGCCTGCAAGGAATATCCTGGGCGAAAAAGAACTCGCATAAAATTTTTATCTTCATCAAAATCGTCATTATATGGATCGTAATTAAAAAGCTTAGTCATTTATTCCTCTTTTAGAAACTTAAAATAAATCTAATTCTATCTGTTTGGTCTGGATCTCTAGTTACAGGAACTTTATTTGAAACAAATAATATTTTTCCTGAATATAATTCTAAAGATGGGTTTGTTACATTAATTCCTATTCGTATTGAACCACTACTCAATCCTTTTACTGGTTGATTGGGTGTAAAAGTTCCTTTTAAATTATTAAGGTACATAACATTAGTACCCTCATCAAATGAAATGACTTCAGCACTAAATGTGGAATTTTCTAAAGTGTCACCTTGTATAATAACTTCATCGTTATTATAATCTCCAACACCAGGCGACACTAAAACTTTACTATAAAGTGTATATGTATCAGCTGAAGCCAATGTCTCAGTATTATTAATATAAGGATTGTATACTAAGGAAACTTCTCTAAATTCATTTTCTGATGGAAAAATTCCACCAACACTACCATCAAAATCGACATTAAACATTACAGTATTTGCATAAAGTTCTTCAACCGGATCATAACCATGTCCATTTTGCGGAGATAAAACTACATTAGCTGAAGCACCAGTTCCTATGCCACCCGCAACATCAGTAAATATTAAGTTAGCTGTGGTATAATCTTTTCCTCTATTTTGAATAACGATATTTACTACATTTCCACCAACAACATTTGCTTTTAAAACGGCATCGGTTCCATCACCAACAATAGTAATTATACTTTGTGTTGGACCATCAACATAATTGTTTCCAGCATTTCCTATTCTAACGATATCAATACTTCTATTAATTGCAGTTGCTCTAACAAATCTATTATAAGCAACCGGCATCCAATCTTGATTTAAAAATTTTTGTTTTTGATCAGAACTTATAGTGTACAAATACTTCCATTTATATCCGTCAGAAGTTATAAAAAATGGTTCTTCTAAAGAAGTCGCAGATAAAAATAATTCAGGTTCATCCGTAGATGCAATACTATTATTATTATCTAAACATTTGAAAACTTGATTTTTAGAATTTAAAACATAAAATGGTGTTCCAATAGGACAAACTGTACAACCATATCTAGAATACACCGTTCCGGATTGCCAATTATACCTCGGAACCACGAAAGAAACATTGTCTAATTGAATTACCTTCGCTACAATACCCCTATTGTAATATTCAATCAAATCTCTGGTGGATTGTCCGGGAGAAACAGGAGGAGTGTCACCTTGATTCCAAGGCGTTTGTTTGCCAATAGTCGCAAAAAGATAAGACCTTCGATTTAAGGGCAAGTACGTATTCGCACCAACATCCAATAAATTTATGAATTGTTGTGCGAGTAAAGTAGAAAAGGTGTTCGTTATTATTGATGACATAGACTTATTTATCTCACTTTTTGTACAATTATTGAAACAAAGTTGTTTGTTGTTATTGGATTAGTGTCAACTAAAATGGTGTTGGCATTCACAAAAGAGACATTTTTCGTTTCATCAAACACCACCCTAATTGTCAAATCGGTGCTAGAAATGCCAAATTCTGTTTGAGCAAAAATAGTATTTGCATTAAATATACTTTTTACGACTACTGTATTTCCAGAGGAAAGATAGAGCGTTTGGCCATCAACCACATCATGAATAAAATTAGTTCCGTTACCAGTTATTACATTTGAGCTGGATGAAATATTTGCTGTACCATTTATGGTTTTTTCTAAATTTTTTAAAATAATTAAATTGCCAACAGAAACTTCAGATTGCACGTTTGGAGTTATTGACGTTGACACTATACTATTAGAAATATTACTTATATTAAATGTATTTGAATGATAATCTTGCGTTAAATAGATTATTTGTACATTTTGATCAGAAGCATTTTTTGAATTCGTATCAATTTTAGTTACAAAAGTTTTTGTTCCTAATGGATGTACAGTTTCTTGCAATGTTTTCTTAAATTTATAATAATCATTTTCTGTATTAATTATATACGAGAAGTTATGATATTTTTTATCATCTTGAAATTTTTGATCCGAACTTGGTTGACCATCGGTATTCAAGTAAATTCCAGGATATCGAATCAATCCATTTTCAAATTTGGCTGTTGCCTTAGCCTTACCATCGCCGTAGAACAACGAGGTCACAACATTTCCTGTGGTTAAATTATCATCAGATTTTATAGATAGACTAGAATCAAAAGTTCCTGTATAATTATAAACTCTTAATGAATTATTTGATGTTGAATATTTGTCCACATAAGCAGACCAACTATAATTTGTATTCGATGCTCCTTGATAAACAAATGTATTCGCTACATAAATTTGACCTTCGGTAACATCAGTTAATGATATGTCAGCATTTCTCAAAGAAATAATTGGAGCAGAAACATAATCATAACCGTAACTTATAACTCTTATACTTGATATTGCACCAATTCTAGTTGTAGAAATTTCTTTATTTAATCCTTCACCTAATATTTCGGATACTTTTAATACTGCATTTTGTCCTCCACCGGGAGAATTAACTGTTACGGTTGGAAGGTCAATCATAGTATAACTTTCACCACCTCTAATATAATCGGATGTTTCATTGAAAGTTATTGTTTTAATTCCATTATTTCCGGCATGTACAGAACTAACATTCGCATTAGCTCCATATCCTCTACCAGTACTACTAAAAACTAAAAAATCCCCAACAGAATAACCATTTCCACCATTGACTATTTGAATTCTACCTAAAGATCCAACTTCGGTTAATTTCCTTCTATTTAATTTATATACTGAAAGATTGTTTATATTATTTTCAAATTCATCAAAAAAAGTTATTGTGTTTGAACTTACGTTGGCTACAATTTTTATTTCTTCATATCTATTTCTTAAAAATAATTTTACTGTTTCTCCAACTTCAAAAGAGTTGGTTAAATCTTGAGACTCATCTCTCAAAACTCTAGTGCCCTTTACGGCAGTAGTTGAATTTATAATTAATGTATCATCAAGTTCTTCCATATACAAACTATAAATGTCCAAATCGGGTTGAGTTTTATACCCTCCACCAGAAGATTCTACGGTAATAAAAGATATGGGAAAAACATTCAGTGTTTGTTTCGTAGTCAATTCATTTATCGTTTTATTGTCATTTACATTATCAATTCCGTCAATAGTTGAAGAATAGAAAGATTCTATTGTTATATTACTTACGTTTATTGTTCTATATACTTTTTCATCCAACAGTAATATTTTAGCCTTAGCTTCAGAACCTAATAATATATCTTTAAATCCTCCAGTAAAATCAAGAATTGAGGAATTTTGATATAATGCGGGATCCCTAAATCCAAAACCTCCATTAGTAACAACAACATCGTCAACTGAACCCTGTAATACATTTCCAACTGTAGCTATAGCACCAATAGGGTTACCAGAACTTGGATTCAATCCACCTATAATTGTAACTGGATCTCCTTCATATCTTAATTCTGTATCATATCCATTGTAATATAATCCTCTATTTTTAGGATCAATTTTAATTTCAGATAAAGAACCAATTAATTTTGCGGTAACAAAATCTTCATTTCCATTGGTTCTTACTATAGTTGTGCTTACATTTTCTCCAGTTAAAAATAATTTATTAATATTGGAAATGTATAATTCTACATATTCTATTCCTAACTGTCGGTCAACCGATTTTATAACTTTTTCAACGATAGCTGTTGCTTTTGAATTTGTTCCGGTAATTTTACATTTTTCAATATCAAAAATATTGGTATCACCAGTCTCAACTCTTAACGATAAAGGTAATACCCATTTTCCGTCAGAAACTTTTAATATTTGTTCTTTTGGAAAATAAATTTCAATATCTTCATTATATAATATTCTAAATAAAAACTTTACTGATTCTGGTGTTCCTTTTGACCTATAAAATTCTCCTACATTTTTTATAAAAGTTCTTTTATCTAAAAGAATTTCTTTTGGAAAATATGGTAAAACTTCTTTTGCTATTTCATTTAAATAGTAATCATCGACCAAATCTAAATCTTTAGACTGTTCTAAAGTTTTGACTTCGTATAATGCATTATTACTACTTTCTAACCATTTATAGTATTTTTCTAAAAAAATGACAAACTTGGGGTTATCAGACCTAATAAAATCAGGTAGTTGACTTGAAACTAAATTGGAAACAATTAATTCTGACATTTTTTTATTTTATGATTTTTAGTTCAACAACAACACTGGTTGGATCCGTTTGATCGAAAGCTAACATTTTATTTTTAATTGATTGTAAAACTGTAGATTTTGGTCTAACATTTATAGAAAGTTCATCAAAATCATTATCTACAGAAAGTGGAGCAAAATTTTCTATTGTTATAGTGCCTAAAACGTAATCTATAACACCAGTAATACCTTCATTTTTTTCGGCATTTAAAATAACCTTTGTACTTCTACTTGTAAGCTCATCTGGTTTAAAATAGGCGATTCTAATTTTACCAAACCTATTTTCTAAAATAGACTCAGCAGTAGCATTTGTTCCTCCACCACCAATAATTCTTATTGCAGCTGTTGTATAACCAATACCAGGATTTATAACTTTTACTGAACTTAGTTTTCCGTTTACGATAATGGCGGCCGCTTTGGCTCCTCGACCATCTCCAATAATTTCTATGGTTGGTGTTGACGTATATCCTGAACCTGGTGTTATAACTGATATCGATTCGACTCCTGTAAATGAAGATGGAACTTCTTCAATAAAGCAGGATCTTTCTATTAAATTTTCGTCAAGTATATTAAAATTTGGTGAAGAATAAAAATTATCGAGTGTTGTGCCTCTAGACAATTCAACACCAAAATCTAAAGTATAAGTATTAGTTTGTGTTAAAACAGGTCTAAATCTCTTAGACAAAAATATTTCCAATTCGTTTGATTGTACAGAAATATCAGAATTATCAACATTAGTTCTTAATTTTGATGAACTAAAAATTGAATTAAATTTATTTAAATTTAAATTTGAAAATGAAGTTATCGCATTTGTAACTTTTGATTGTAGAGTTGATGTATTTAAATCAGTTTTCGTTGGGTCATAATAAACGGTAGAAATTAACTTAATGTAATTATAATCAACATCAACAAATTCTGGAGTAACTGTTAAAACACTTATGGGTTTAACTATCTCATTTATAAAATAATTTTTTTCGGTATCAGAAACTTCAAATCCCAATTTAGGTTTAGCAGAAATAAAAATTTTACCATAAACGGGAGGAATATTTTCTTCTCCACCCCAAACATTAACCGCATCAAACTGTGGATATTTTTGTTGAATTAGTTTAATATAATCATTTTTTGTTACAGCTCTATTTTGAGAGGTAAACTGTAATGGAGCTGCAAACTTAATTTGATCGACAGATTCCTTTGCTGCGCCGCCAGAAGAAGCGGCAACTGGGGTCACACTAAAAGTAGTAAAAGATGAGACTGGTGTCGTGGCAACAAAAGTATTGGCTTTATTAGCAACAGATCCGTTCGTAGAAAGATAGGTTACATTTACTACACCAGCGTCAGGTATTTTTTTACCGATTACATCATCACCAAAATAAATCTGATATTGATTGTTTAGTCCCTCTTGTAAAAAATAAACAGTAGAGTTAGCAGTAAGATTTATTACATCTGTGGCTAAACTATAAACAACCGAATCTGTATTAGATGAAGATTGTTGTACAGTAACTTTTAATGTTGATGTATCAATATTCGAATCTGGTATAGAAAATATTTGCTTTGGATTTGAAGCTTCAGAATGGTTGAAAGAATATCTATTCAAAGATCCTTCGTATATTTTTAAATTATTGAATACGAAATTTGTCCCAGTTTTTGTTACGGTAGTATCTTCTAATGTAACAAAATTATATACTTTATTATCAATCAATGAAGATAAGAAAATATATCCTCTTGGTAAAGTTAAACTACCTGGTGTAGAGTTTAAACTATTGATAGTAAAGTTAATTGTAGCTCTTGCAGCTGTTGCTGATCTTGGAACATATCCAAATTTTTTGGCATGAGAAATAACCGAGTTTCTTAAAAGAGCCGTATCTAAGAAGGATTCATTTGCAATCATGTTTAGATAATAAGCGTTATAATGTGTATTATAAGCCAGTATATCTAAAAGTACACTTAATCCAGAACCGTCAAAATCATAGTCGGTAAATTCATTTTGACTTTTTAAAAAACTTTTTAAATTTGTTTTGATTTGATCAAAATCAAGTTCTGTTACTCTTAAACGATCTGTCATTTATCTTACTCGATCTAGAAAAAATGTTATTGTTATTGGTTCAGTTCTGTTTATAATGGTAAATTCCATATCTATCGTAAAACCATTGTTGTCATAATCTGGTAAAGCACGTATTCTATAAACAGAGGCTCTTGGTTCAAAATTTCGTATTGTCTGAGAAATTTCTCTTTCCAATGCTGCGGCAGTCACAAAATCTAGTTGTTCGAATAAAAGTTTTGAGACATTAGATCCTATTTCTGGTTGAAAAGGACGTTCATAATGATTTGTTAAAATCAAGTTTTTTACAGAATTAATCACAGCCATTTCTGCTGTGTGTTTATTAACGTCTTTTTTTATTGGGTGAACATTGAAAAGGAGGTCTAAGTCCTTATAAGTTCTCGCAACATTGGTAGTAATTGTGGCCATCTATTATTTATTCAACTCCTAAAGAGGTTTTGAGTTTTGCGGTTCCTATTTTATTGGTAATTAGATTTTTTTCAGTACTTCCCGAGTTTTGCATTCCGTTTAGTATCTGAAAATCTTTTAAAATTTGTTGGGAAGCGTAAAAATAATTCTCATCTTCGGTTCTTCTGGTGTAAAGTAATGTATTTGCGGTGTTTATTATTACATTCATTGCATTTACTTGAGATGTTGTCAGTGAAGAAGGCACGGTTTGTAGTGAGTTTTTAGTATTTCCTATACTCCAATTATTAGCCGCCAATTCTTCTTCAATATACAAACTAGTAAACTGGTTTAAAATAGGAGTAGAATTTCTAACATTATCTGTTGTTCCCAATATAGTTAATATCATTCCTCCAGATCCGACACAATCTTGATAATTTGGTTTTATAACTCCTGTAGATGAATCAAAATAACTCTCTGAAACACCAGATATTCTATTTGTATGTTGTAAAAATAAATTTAATTGAGTTACTAAATTATTTGATGAATTAGCTAAATTTTTTATCGCAGCATTAGAACTAGGATAGTTTGTATCTGGACTAGTAGTACATAATGTTATAATTGAATTTAAATTAGAAGATATACTAGAAACATAAGATGCAACAGGATTTTGAAAATAATCAGAACGTGTCACCGCACCATTGGCCAAATCACTAGCCGCCCATGAACTTATTTTTATAGGACTTGTGTTTAAAAAAGCTTTAGCTCTGTCACTCAAATTAATATCATCACCAAATTTAGATGAATCGAAAGTAGTTGTTAATCTATCTAAAACATTTGCCATTATAAAGCTCCTATGCTAGGAATTCCAGTAACTCCTCCAGAATCTCCTGGATGAAAATGATATGTATACGCATGTCTGAATATCTGTATTGGTCCAATAATATCATTCAATACTGGCGCCGTAACTGAGGATAATGATGAAATGGGACCAGCAGAATAAATTCCTGGTGCAACAGCACCAGCATCTGGAAGGCCAACTAAAACTCCTGTGGGAGTTACCAATCCTAAAGCACCAAAAACTTTTTTACTCGCTATTATGTTTTCAGAACAAGCAATAGGTCCTGTGGAAGATATTCCTCCGTTTACAGTTAAATCACCTTCGACATGAACAGAAAAAGGAGCATTTAAATTAATTTGTCCTTCTATTCCTCCAGCAGTTATGTTTACATCGGTTTCTGAAGTTAAATTTACCTCACCGGTGACAACAGCGTCCATCTGACCTTCAATGTTTTGATAAACATTACCTTCAATGTTTTGATAAACATCTCCCTTAACATTTAATTTAGAATCACCTTCTATAGTCACAGAGCAATAACCTTTTATCAAAACATGATTGTTCTTAACAACTATTTCATAATTATCACCAATAATTTTATGAATTTCTGTTCCATCGGATTGTATCTCAGTATAATTTCCTATTCTATGTTGTATTCTCATTCTTTCATATTGTGGTGTGTCATCCATTTCCACAAAATGACCAGAATCGGAATAAAATCCTTTTACATGAGGATAAACTGAATTATTTGCTTGAGAATCGGGTTCATACCAAGTACTATCACCTTCGGGTTTTTTAACTTCTGTATCTGCCATCATTATACCTTTTCAAATGTTGCTTCTATCGCTTTAATTTCTGTATATACTATTGTTGTAATTTCTACTGTTTCTTTTGCTGTTTGGAATGTTTTTTGTGTTTCAGATATTAATTCTGTTACTTCAGAAAAAGATACATTTTCACCACCGGCACCACTTAAAGATATTGATTCGGAAAAAGCATCAGTCAATGAATTAAAAAAATGAGTTAAACAGTCTTGCAACAGAACCAATAATCTTGCGGGTAAACTTAATATCCAGTTTATTAGTTGTCTTATCTGTGCGGTAATTTTTGCAATCTCTAGTACTATTTCATTTATTACTTTTAAAAATTTCTGAATACTTTTGAGTGTAGCCGTTAAAAGTTTAACCGTTTGTTTAATCCACTGAGCTGTGGCAGAATTTCCATCAATTGCAAAAAGAGCAAGTATCTTATCTCTCAACCATTTAACTGCTGTTATAACTTCTTGTCTTTTTGTGAGAATTTTTAATCTAGTTTCATAGGAAATATCACAATTCCAAGTTTTATCATTATTTGATTTTTCTATAGCTACACTATCCGAAGGATCTATAATTGTACTCAGTTGACCAGATTTTGAACCATTAAGATTTGTTGATTGTAAATAAGATTCTTCACTTATTCTACCTTTCGAATCTATTGGTATTAATTTTTTTCTGTCTGGTATAGAAGGTCCAGGTTGTAATGCGTAACCGGGTAAATAAAAAGTATATCCTGTCCAGTTACCTATTAATTCTTCTTGTGTATTATAAACTTTACCAGAAGTTTCATCATATCGGCCTACTCTTGCATCCAATGATCTTGCCTGTTCTATGGAAAGTAAAGCATTCGGCGCATTAGAAGCTTGAGAATTTAGTTCTGCAATTTGTTTATCTATTTCTTGTATTTTAAGACTTTGTTTGTTTATTTCTTCTTGAATTCCTTGTTTTTGCGTATTTACTCTATTTAAATTTGATGTAGAGTTCTTATAAAGATTTGCCAGGTTTGTCTCAGCATCTAATATATTTCTTTCTAGTAGTCCTTTTCTGGTTACTAAATTATCTCTTTCAGTTAGTTCACGAGAATTCCAAACTTGATCAGCATATTGTTCTAATGTTAAATCTTGCTCATCTTCATTTCTATTTGGATACGCAATCTCAGCTAATTTTCTACCACTTTGTATTTGAGATTCTAATTGAGAAATTCTACTATCGTAAGATTGCCCACTTACTGAACCAATTGAACCAACATCATTTAAAAAGTTATTGAGTTCACTTTTTGAGTATTCTATAGCTACAGTCCATCCAGATTCGTCTATAGGTGAAACTTGATATTTTTCTTCATCTGCAATTAAATTTTTTAGTTCTTCTTCATTAGCTTTTTTGGCATTTTCTAATGTTTTCTTTTCTTCCTCTAATTGTGCTATTTTATTTTTAATCGTTGAATAATCTACAGGACTTTGGTTTAAAAATTTTTGATTTTCACTGTCATATTTTAAATAGAGTCTTGGGTCTCTATTTTCTGTTAATTTCAAATAAGGTGAAGGAGAGTGCCATTCTAAAGCCTCTTGATCAGCAAAAGCTCTCATTGCACTACCAAAAGAAAATTTATATTTTACTTTTATTGGAGTGTATATTTTTGGTATAGAAACGGTAGTTTGAGATGCAAACGCCCAAGGAAGGTTCTCAAATGGAGTTTTAATTCCAGTTATATCATGAACACCATAGATAAAAACTTGAAGTCGGGCTAATCCAAGTGGATCAGCATTATTGATAACTATAGCATCTCTTTCTACAACTTGCATAGTCATAGGATTATCCTTAAAAAAATATTACGCATAATTTGTATTAGTTACATTATCAACGCCGATCATTTTATTATATCTATCACTTCTATTTGAACTGTTTGTACAAGCTTCAAAAATAGTTTCGTGTTTATTGTCCGGTGTTAATTTGTGCCGTGCTGCGATGATCATATAATGACCATATAATGTTCTGTCTAAATTATTTTCTCCTGGAACTTTCTCGGAGAATTTAGGTATGTTTAAATATACATTTGCTCCTGATGAAATTCCAAAATTTCCTGGCACTACAAGTTTAACTCTTTGTGAAAAGAAGTTTGCAAATATAGATTCTCTCTGAAATAAAATT